CTATGGAGCATCCTCGGCAACCGGAGACTATGGAGCATCCTCGGCAACCGGAGACTATGGAGCATCCTCGGCAACCGGATACAAGGGAGCATCCTCGGCAACCGGCACCTATGGAGCATCCTCGGCAACCGGCACCTGTGGAGCATCCTCGGCAACCGGATACTGTGGAGCATCCTCGGCAGAAGACAAGGATGCAGTAGCTGTTGCTTGGGGTTACAAATCAAAAGCCAAGGGCGTTCTTGGGGCATTTCTTGTTTTTGCAGACTGGGAATACACTGGTTCAGAAGATGATACAGAATATGACAGAAATAACCAGAGTGCATGGGTTCTTAACGGTGCAAAAATGGTGCAGGTTGATGGGGAAAATATCAAGCCGAATACTTGGTATACGATTGAAAATGGAGAGATTGCGGAGGTATCAGAATGAATTACATAAAAGCAAAATATCCAAACCAGAGCCGGTCATATATATTTGCTACATCAGACGATGTAAAAGCCGGAGACATGGTTTTAAATGCCAAAGGCGCAAAGCTGAAAGTTACGGATGAATCGGTGGATATGAAGTGGGTGGAAACCTATGGTGCTGATAAAGTGGCGGTTGTGAAGAAATATGAGGAAAGCGAGGAAAAATAGTTATGGCAGAAACAAAAAAACAGGAAGTAGCAGTAGCAGAGGAAAAGAAAGAGGTTGCGCACAGCAACAAAGTTACAGATTACAGTCTTGGAATTTTCGGAACATCAGATAATTTCATCATGGCAATGCAGATGGCAAAGGCACTGGCAAGTTCAACAATCGTTCCGCAGACATTCCAGAAGAACGAGGCGAACTGTCTGATTGCCATTGAACAGGCACAGCGGTTAAGAGTTAGTCCACTTATGGTCATGCAGAATCTGTATGTTATTCAGGGCAGACCGAGTTGGAGCAGTAAATTTCTGATTGCCGCAATCAATAACTCCGAAAAATTTGATATGGAATTGCAGTTTGACGAAGCAAAGGACAAGAACGGCAAGCCATTCTCATGCACGGCTTGGACTATGAAAAATGGTCGCAGGGTTGAGGGCATGGAAGTAAATATGGATATGGCAAAAGATGAGGGTTGGCTTGGCAAGAACGGTAGCAAATGGAAAACCATGCCGCAGTTAATGCTTCGGTATCGCGCCGCATCTTTCTTCTCCAGTCTGAATTGCCCGGAGCTGACAATGGGATTATATACGAAAGAGGAAATGCAGGACAACGATTTCAAGGAATATCCGATGGAAGATTTGCAGGAACAGGTCAAGCGTGATATTTCCGAAAATGCCAATTCAGAGCCATTTGTTGTAGCTGAATCCGAAGCTATTGAGACCGGGAGCGAAGTAGTTGAATCACAGCCAGAAAAAGTAGCCGGAGAAGTCGTTGAGAATGACGAGAACGTACCGGACTTTATGAAAGATTAGAGGTGGGTGCATGAGAGTTATATCACAGGACGGCACATTGGATATTCCGTATGAGCAAGTAGTTATTCAGAGGTTTAAGGGAGAAATCTATTTTTTGAACAAGAACCTTACAGGGATAGATGATCTTGTCAGTGACATTGTTATTGCTAAATACTCCACGGAAGAAAAAGCAAAGAAATCTATGGAAATGCTTAGAATTGCGTATACAGGAAGTATTGCCATGTTTCAGAACGTTGAGCCTACAGAAGAAGTTAATGAAGTATTCAAAAAATGCAATACACAGGTCATATATGCAAGCCTTGACAATCAGCCATCGGAAATTAAATTTGAGAATCATCAGAATTTTTATTTCCAGTTTCCGGCAGAGGGAGAATTGGAGTAGCCTATGGAATTAAAAGTCTTAGGTTCTGGTTCATCCGGCAACTGCTACATTCTGGATAATGAAAACGAAGCCCTGATAATCGAAGCTGGGTTACCTTTCATGGAAGTCAAGAAAGCCTTGAATTTCAATGTAATGAAGATAGTCGGCATGATTTCCAGCCATGAACATGGAGACCATTATAAATATTTCGAGCAATATAAAAATGCAGGAATCAATTCGGCTTGCTTTGGTACAGGAATTCCCGAATATGATGCCGATAAAATGAAGTATTATCTTGTTTCTATGGGGAAATTCAGAATTAAAATTTTTCCATTAGTACACGATGTTCCTTGCTATGGCTTTTACATTACGCATCCAGAAATGGGTAGTTTGGTGTATGCATCTGATACCGAGTACATCAAATACCGATTCAAAAATGTCAATCATTTTATGGTTGAGAGCAATTACGATATGCAGTTTGTAGACCGGGACGAGCCAAACTACGAACACCGCCTACGAGGTCACATGAGTCTTGATACGGCACTTAAATTTATTTCTACTAACGATAACCCGGCATTGAGAAATGTCGTTCTAATACACTTATCAGATAAAAGCGGAGATCCCGCACTATTTAAACAAAAGACAGAAGAAACAGTTAAATATGGAGCAAATGTTTATATTGCAGAAAAAGGATTAGAGGTTGATATGAACCTTTGCCCGTTTTGATAGGTTGAAACACCAATGTGAAAGCATAAAAGAAACCAGTTTATGCGGTATCTGATGTTTTGGCAAGGAATTTAATATATCACAAAAAACTAAATTGAAAGCCATGAGATACCTTTGGCGGTTGCTGAAAGTGACCGCCAGAAAGGAGAATACGTGTTAATAATTGAGGATAAAGGACAGAAAGAGGGCTTGCATATCCTTAAGAATAGATATTTCAAAAGCCACGATATGGAAGTCTTGCGTGCACCATTGCCGGTTGGAGATTACATAATTGCCACAGACAAGGTGGCGGATGTTATCCATAGAAAATCAGCTAGAAAAATGGAACTTAAAAAGATGGATTTTCTTGGCACATATGATGTTTCCGTTGACACGAAAAAGGACATGCAGGAAATTGCTGGGAACATCTGTGGAAGAGCACATCCGAGATTCCGTGACGAGTGTATTTTGGCGCAGAACAACGGAATTAAGTTATATGTGCTTATTGAAAATACAGACAAGGTGTATTCCGTCAATGATGTATTTACATGGCATAATCCTCGAGTGGACCGGTATAACAATATTGCATATATGCACACACTTGGAAAATTGCTGAATGTATCGCTACCGAAAACAAAGCCGACATCTGGCAAGGTATTGGCAAAAGCTATGTTGACAATGCAACTTAAGTATGGCGTTGAGTTCGTATTTTGTCGCCCGGAAGATGCTGGGGCAAAGGTTATTGAATTGCTTGGAGGTAGTGAAAATGGCGGAGAATAAGCGGTATTACTGGCTTAAACTGATGGATGATTTCTTTGATAGCAAACGAATCAAAAAACTCCGAAAGATGGCTGGTGGCGATACATATACGATCATCTATCTTAAGATGCAGTTGTTGTCGTTGAAAAAAGGTGGCTATCTGGAATATTCCGGATTGGAAGATGAATTTTACAAAGAGATCGCCCTTGATATTGACGAGGACGAAATCAATGTTCAAGTAACGATTCAGTATCTTCTTTCCTGCGGATTGCTTGAAACATCAGATTCCATTGAGTACAAGTTGCCATTTGTGCAAGATAACCTAGGAAGTGAGACTGCAAGTACCAGAAGAAGTCGTAAATCTAGGGAAAATGCACAAAAAGCGTTGCAATGCAACAGTGGAGCAACGGAGTGCAACATTTTGCAACAAAATTGCAATGTAGAGATAGATATAGAGAAAGATATAGATACAGATATAGAGATAGAGAAAGAAAATACAAAAGAAAGCGTGCCTGCATCTGATTTGGACTTTGACGCGGAATGGGGATGGGAATACACGATCAATGCATATCCAAAGAAAACGTCGTTAACGTCTGCCAAGGTAGCATGGATGGACAAGCTTTTAGAAGTTATCGAGCCGAACAGGAAAGCCGTTGCAAAGCTGATATATGAGGCTACAGTGGCATATGTTACTGACTATATAGAGAAGAATCCGGATGATACAAATTATCGTTATATTCCGAAATATGGTGATTGGCTGAAAGAGGATTGCGATTACTGGATTCGTCAAGTTGAGAAACGAAAGCGAGGTGAGAGCAGTTGACGGAAGCAGAAATTGGAGTGATCGGATGTGTATTGATTGACAATGATTCCATGTACAAGGTTTATAACAAATTGAAGCCGGAAATGTTCAGCTCTGAATTTTGCCAAGATGCTTTTGCTGAAATGCTTGCCATGTATGATCGTGGAGAAAATATTAATGTCGTTTCACTGTCTCAGACACTTGAAAACCACAAATGGGAGCCGGAAATAATTGCAAGCGAATTGAAAGAATGCATATCTGTTACCCCAGTCTCAACGGCAATAAAAAGTTATGCGGATGCAGTTGTTAAAGATTGGCGAGCAAGAGAAACAAAAAAAATTTTTCAAGGAGTGAGCCTTAGACCGTGTGATATTGACAATTCTATAGCTGAAGTTCTCACGAAACTCGAAGAAATCCAAGAAAACAAAACCGTTCACTCAAAAACTATGAAGCAGATTGTTGCAGAAAATAGAGGGAATTATTTCAATGAGCATGTAGGCGAGGGATTGATAAAAATTGGATTTTATCGAACAGATGATTGCCTTGGCGGCTTGGAAGGCGGAGACGTTACTGTAATTGGTGCGAGACCGGGTGTTGGAAAGTCTGCAATCGTTACGCAAATGATCGGGCAGATGGCAGAAAAGGATTATAACATTGGCTACTATAACCTTGAAATGAACGAATCACAGGTGTATGAGCGTTTCGTTTCTCGAATGTCTGAAATAGGTCTGACAAGGGTTCGCCGGGCAAAGGCTTTTCTTGGTGGGGAGAAAGAAGCATTCGACAAGGCGAATGAAACACTTTCTGGGTATAGCATCACTATTTCAACCGGCGCGAAGTCGGTAAGTGAAATTCGGGCAGAATGCAGGCACCAAAGATATGATGTGATCGTGATTGACTACTTGCAGTTAATCAAGGCTGATCGAAGATTCGGTAACCGTGCATCCGAGGTCGGAGATATTTCAAAAGCTATCAAAGCCTTGGCTATGGAACTGCATGTGCCAATTATCGTACTGTCTCAGCTTAATCGAATATCGGAGATGAGAGAAACAAAAGAGCCAACCATGGCAGAATTGAGAGAATCCGGAGACGTTGAGCAGGATGCATCAAACATTATCTTGTTATGGAATCTTGATGAGGATGGTCAATATAAGGGATGGAAAATTGAAAAGCAAAGGCAGGGAACGCATTTAAAAGAAGTTCTCCAATTTGATGGCGATCACATGAGATTCATCGAGCGAACCGAAACCATTGAACAGATTCAAGCACGGATGCGACAGAAAGACGGTTTCCGAGAAGTATGTGGCAGCACACCATTTGATTAAAAGGTGAATGATTATGGCAAGTAAGAAATTTGAAAAAGGTTCCGAAGAGTGGCAGTTTTTTAATGACTATTATAAATTCCGGCAGCAGTTTTATGAAGCTGATAACGAAGATGAGTGGTTTCAAGGAATGATGGAAGCAGGGGAAATGCTAATTAAAAAATATGCACGGACAAATATATCAAAATATGTTCAAAGTCTTGTATTTAGCCATTTTGAGGATGTAGAGAGGAGATGGAAGAGCAAATGAGTAATGCACTGGCAAGAAAGAAAAAGCGGATGCAGCCACTTGGATATTCCAAGAGTGAACTGATCGGAATACAGAGACACGCCAAGGCACAAAGCAATGCGGATTATCTAATAGAGGAATCCTATTATAACGTCCGTATGATGGCATATCAGGCACTGCATGATAAGTTCGGATTCGGACACAAAAGAATCATAAAGGTTGAGCAGACCATTGATGCATATGTGGAGAATGCAAAGGATGGAACGACAGGCGAGGAACTTGGTTTTTATCTGAAAGATAAATGCAAGATTGACGTGCGAAAGGAAACAAATAAGATTCCGTATCGTGAGAGTTTTTATCTGGTAGAGAGAAAGATTGCACCGAACTGCATGATACAGGCAAATAAGTTTTTGCTGGCACAGGTATTTAATTATTTTGCTATGTTGGGTGTCTGCCTTAAAACACAGTTTAAATTTTCGGGAAATCAGATCAGACAGGTTTATGAGAGAATCAGATATTTGATTAACTGCCTTGCTACCGGATATGAAACCATGACGGGGATCGCAAGTGTACTGGAATGGGAATGTAAGTACATTGATAAGCGGTTTATCGGAAAGACGTATGAAATATAGGAGGAATGGTTGATGGACAAGTTAGCTGTGGAACTGCAGGATGGATATTTTGTGGAGATTGATTCTCTGAATTACACCCTGAGGTAGAGATACGCCGGACAGGATAAGGACGGCAACGAAAAAGAAAGCGTTCGAACAATCGGATATTTTGGAGACATGAAACAGTGCATTAAGGCTTTGTTAGAGCGTTATCCGAGTGAGTTATCCGAAAAGGCGCAGATTTCCTTTAGTGAATACTTGGAACTGTTGGATAAGGCTTATACGAGGTCAGAACAGCTTGTGAACAGGATCGGAAAGGAGCAGGAAAATGCTGAATAGAGAAAAATATGCGGAAGAGATTTTGAATATTGCGTGTGATGGAGGCAATATTGCGTTAATTAATGGAAAACTGGAAAAATGCAGGGGAGTCTGCGATAAATGCGATTTTTGCGATAATGACATTAGAAATGCTGGTCGTTGCAGAGAAAAAGCAAAAGAATGGGCGAACAGCCAGTATATTGATTGGAGCGAAGTTCCAGTCGATACACCGATTTTGGTCAGAGATTCTGAACTTTTTGCGTGGAGCAAAGAACATTTTGCAAAATATGAAGATGAAACGGTTTATACATGGGATTACGGAAAAACGTCATGGAGCACATACGACGGTAAAATGAGTAGCTATAAATATGCTATGTTACCAGAAAGCGAGGATTAGAATGTCAATAAGCAGGATTAAAAACCAGATATCTGAGGCAGCAACAGAAGCCTGCGGGTATTCTCCACTAACCAGAGTGGTTTCGGAGGAAGAAATCAACAGAATCTTGGAGCAGGAAAGTGGATGGATTCCGGTAGATGAGCAGATTCCTAATACTGATAAATATATCCTGGTATCGTTTGAAAACTTTACTATTCCAGATATCGGAAGATATGAAACTGATGAAGATGGTAACGGTGCGTTTTATCCGGGGGATGATGACAAAAGCTATGCAAAATATGGATTATTTGTAAATGCTTGGATGCCACTGCCGGAGTCGTACAGCACAGATGCAGAAAAGCCACATATTGAAAAGCCACAGACCAATGCAGACCGGATCCGGAGCATGACGGATGAAGAACTTTTAGATTTCCTTTGCTCAATCGAAATATATGAGCAGGGTAGCGTAAAGACCATTGAGGGCGGCGTAGCAATGTGTTCTGTTACAGAGGTGGAACAATGGCTTAAGGCAGAAAGTGAGGGATAGCATGGAATATGGCTATATCAGAGTTTCTTCCAAAGAGCAGAACGAAGCCAGACAACTTGATGCACTGCATAAACAGGGCATAGAGGACAAAAATATCTATATGGATAAACAGTCGGGTAAGGATTTTAACCGCCCGAAATATAAAATTCTTTATCGCAAACTGAAAAAAGGAGATGTACTGTACATAAAAAGTATTGACCGGATGGGAAGAAACTATGATGAAATTATACAGGAATGGCGCCGAATCACACGTTTTCGTGAAGCTGATATTGTGGTGTTGGACATGCCGCTGCTTGACACGAGGCGGGGGAAAGACCTTATGGGTACATTCCTGAGTGACATTGTATTGCAGGTGCTTTCCTTTGTGGCAGAGAATGAGAGAACCAATATCCGGCAGAGACAGGCAGAGGGAATTGCGGCGGCAAAAGCAAGAGGTGTGAAGTTTGGAAGACCATCAATACCATTACCTGAGAACTTCGATCAGATGCGCAGGGATTGGAGAGCCGGATACATCACAATAGAGGAAGCGGCAAGCGCGTGTGGCATGTGTGCAAAGACGTTTTACAGTAAGGTGGTAAAAGCAGAAAGCGAGGAAAGTGATGGAAGATAGATATTTATGCAAAGCAAAACGAACTGATAACGGCGAATGGGTGGAAGGGTATCTGATTGTAGACGAGAAGGACTACTCTAAATATTTTATCGGTTATGTACTTGGAACGAATGAAGATGGTACTCCTCACGATTTGGATGCCGCGCAGGTGAACCCATCTACAATCTGTCAGTGCACCGGACTTAAAGATAAGAATGGCAATCTGATTTGGGAGAATGATATTGTAAATGGCAGTATTAAGCGTGGAGTGGCTTTTTACAGATGTTTGGTTCTGTGGAATGAGTGCAAGGCAAGATTCGATGTGAGAGCTCTGGGCTGCAATTTCCCAATGACACTTGATGAGTGCACAGATGATATTTCTATGAGTGGTTTTGATTATGAGGTTGTCGGTAACAAGTTTGACAATCCGGAACTGTTGGAGGTGTAAGAATGACGGAGAATGAAGCACTTGAGGTTTTAAAAGATTTTGGTAAGCAGGTATCAGTAAAAGCAGATGGAGCATATCAGAGCACTATAGGGAAAAAAGCTTGTGATGTTGCAATTCGATCATTAAAAAAAGTAGCCAGAGAGCATAAGGGAATGGAACTCACCGATTACTGGTGGGATGCGTTCAGAGGTAGTTTTGAGACAGAGGATGATGTGTTTGATTATATTTTTGATCGTGTGGATACATCAGATTTTGAGGATAGTTACATAGATGCTGGTGGACATGGGGATTGCAACGAACTTGTGAAAATAACTGCATCTGACAAGAGAAACACGATGTATGATTTCATGATGGCAATTTTAGATGAAGTACAGAAGTACCGTGCAATCGGTACTGCTGAAGAATTGCAGGATATGAAAAGCAATTATTTTGAAGCATTAAGTGATTGGCGCCAATATCGCAAGATTGGAACTTTGGAAGAATGCCGGGCGGCTGTGGAGAAGCAGACGGCGAAGCGACCGAGAATTATTGGAAATGCAATGATTTGCCCATCATGCCCAAGATGTTTTAAAAGTGCTAGTCCCACATATTGCCCGAGTTGCGGTCAAATGATTGATTGGGGGAATGAAGAATGAACAAAGAACTTAAACCATGCCCGTTCTGCGGCGGAAAAGCAATGTTCTTTACCATTACAAATAAGTCATCACATTCGGCTGTTGGGGTAATGTTCAAAATCAAATGTATGAAATGCGGAACAGAACTTCCAAAAAGCTATGAATGTGAGATGTACATGGATCAGGACGGAGGCATCAGAACAGGGAAAGACGAGCGAACGAAAGCAACTACAGATTGGAACAGGAGGGCAAACGATGAGACTGATTGATGCGGATGCACTAAAGAAAGATTTAAAATCGGTTACTTTAAGCAATGGAACTTTAGTAAATACAAATGCAGTATTGTATTTACTAGAAGAATATCCGACCGCCTATGACCCGGACAAGATTGTGGAGCAGTTGGAAAATGAGAGAAAGTTTTGGGAGAATGCATATAACAGGAATTTGGGAAAAGAGAAAGCAAGAAGTTATGAGCACGCAATCGAGATTGTGAAAGGCGGTGGAGTAGATGCGAAAACCGATTCCTAAATCTGTTAGAAAACAAGTATATGCAAAATACAACGGTCATTGCGCTTACTGTGGGTGTGAATTAGAGTACAAGGATATGCAAGTAGACCATGTTATTCCTTTAAACGGTTGGAGCAAACAGGGAACGGACACGGTGGATAATATGCTCCCTGCCTGCCGGAGTTGCAATCATTATAAAAGCCGTTCTACTCTTGAGGGATTCCGAAAGATGGTTGAAGCAATGCCAGATACCTTGATGCGGGATAGCGTAACTTATAAAAATGCGGTTCGCTTTGGTTTAGTAATTCCCAATAAGCAACCAATTACATTTTATTTTGAGAAAGTAGGTGGTGTAGATGGCAATTAAACCAATATTATTTAACACAAAAATGGTTCGGGCGATTCTGGATGGGAGAAAAGATGCAACGAGAAGAATTGTAAAAGGCTTTATTCCTGATGATGCAGTATGGGGATATACCGCTTTTACACCTAAAGGGTACATATCGTGTAGAGGTACATTTGCAGATGGGTATGGAGAGAAATTTTTTAAGTTGCCTTGCGAGTCGGGCGATATCCTGTATGTCCGGGAAACATGGAAAAAGGCGCCGAACGGATACTATTACTACGAAGATTGGCAAAGAAATGACATTGCCGATGTTACAAAGTGGAAACCATCCATCCACATGCCGAAAGAAGCCGCACGTATCTGGCTTAAGGTTACGAATGTGAGGGTGGAGCGGTTGCAAGAGATCACGGAAGTGCAAGCACAAGCTGAAGGATGCAATAGCGGATTGCTTACCGGGGCGTGTACCGCAAGAGGACAATTTGAAGACTTGTGGAACTCCACCGTCAAGAAATCCGACATTGACCGCTACGGCTGGGATGCGAATCCTTACGTTTGGGTGATATCGTTTGAGCGGTGCGAGAAACCGGGAAAATAAAATGAAAGGAGTGAGAGGTTTGCTGGCCAGCGTGAAAGAGCTCTTTACTCCGAGAAAAAATGGAATCAGTAAAAGAACGTATGGAGCGAATCGGTGCATATGAGAAAATATCATCTTTTATGCAGAAAGAGAAACAGCCATATGAGTTTAAAAGAAAATACGCACAGATCAGAGCAGAGGAATTTGCAAACGAATGTGATGGACGAGAATTAAATTATCATGTATCGGTTGGTGGATTAGACAGTATCATTTTATATCTGTTTTTAAATGAGGTTTGCAGTATCAATGTACCGGGTGTCAGTGCTTCATCATTGGAAGATAAAAGTATTCAGAAAATACATAAAGCACTTGGGATCATCAATGTACCGCCATTAAAGCGAGAAGACGGTACCTATTGGACGAAACCGAAAGTCATACAGGAATTTGGTTTTCCGGTAATATCGAAAGAAGTTGCTGCAAAGATTGAGTTATTACAGAATCCGTCCGAAAAGAATAAAACTGTCAGACATGCAATCATAACCGGAGAGACCGGAGAATATGGTGGATGGCAGAAAAATTCAAAAATGCAGTTAAAACAGAGATGGCTTAAGCTGTTCGGTGGATATGAGAACGAGACAGAAGGATGTGACTACCAGAAACCGGACTTCCTTGTATCGTCAAAATGCTGTTATTACCTCAAAGAAAAGAACTGTGATAATTGGGGAAAAGAGCATAACAGCGTGCCATATCTAGGACTGATGGCATCCGAGGGTGGCAGACGTGCTAAGAGCCTGCGGATGAACGGATGTAATTATTTTGGAGCATCTACGATTAGATCAGCGCCATTTGCAATCTTTCATAGACAGGACATTTTAAAACTTGCATTGGAAATGGACGAGTTGTGGAAAGGAGAACTGAAAGAAAAATATCATGAGAAGCTTTTGAAAGAAGGAAGATTATCTCAAAGTTTTGAAATGCCAGACAGCATTATCCCGGAGATCTACGGAACGATTGAGAAAAAGCCAGATGGGACGCTTTACACAACTAAGGCTCAGCGTACCGGATGCAGTATGTGCGGTTTCGGAATCCACATGGAGAAACGGCCGCATCGGTTTGATCTATTGCATGAGAGCAACCCGAAAGAGTGGGATTATCTGATGTTCCACATGTGCAGGGATAAAGACGGGAAAGATTATGGATGGGCGAAAGTTTTAGACTACATTGGAGTTGGTTGGGATCCATCCACAATCGGTGGTAACTGTAAGGGGCAGATGAAATTAGAAGATTTTATGAATTAAAGAAAGGAGCCGGAACCTATCCGGATAAAAGGCGCGCCGGGTTCCTTTTGAAAGAAATGAAGAAAACAAAATGTGAAATTTACAGAGATTCAATGCAGAACTATAAAAAGTACGCTATTCCACCGGCACAGCTTATCATTGCTGATGTGCCATATAACGTAGGAAAGAATTTCTACGGTAGTAATCCTATGTGGTATAACGGCGGCGATAATAAGAATGGGGAAAGTAAGTTTGCAGGAAAAGCAGCTTTCAATTCGGATTATAATTTCAACCTATACGAATACTTTCATTTCTGTAGCAAGATGCTAAAAAAAGAGCCGAAGAAAGCAGGGAACAGAGGAAGAAGTTCAGATGCACCATGTATGATTGTTTTCTGCTCATTTGAACAAATACCCACACTGATTGATGCAGCCAGGAAACATGGATTCATCCATTACATACCGCTTGTATTTGTGAAAAATTATAGTCCGCAGGTGCTTAAGGCAAATATGCGTGTGGTTGGTGCTACTGAATACGCACTTGTATTCTATCGAGACAAACTTCCGAAGTTCAGAAATGGCGCACAGTTTGATGAAAACGGTAAGACGATTCGGGGCACTGGGAAAATGATTTTTAACTGGTTCAGTTGGGAGAAAGACGGAAAAGATATTCCCAAAATCCACCCGGCACAGAAGCCAGTATCTGTTTTAAAAAAGCTAATAGAGATATTTACAGATCCCGGTGATGTGGTAATTGATCCATGTTGTGGAAGCGGTAGCACATTAAGAGCGGCGGCGGAACTTGGAAGAAATGCGTATGGATTTGAGATTGACCGCAATTTTTATACAGGAGCAAAAGAGAAAATGCTTGTGTTTGAAACTGATAATCAGATTAGTTTCGAGGATATTCCAGGGGTGATGCCATGATCCAGACAGCAGAAGATAAAGTGAAAGAGTACTGCCAGTGCATCCGCAGAGAAATAGAACACTGGAAAGATATCAATCAGAACGGGTGTAATGATCCGTTCTGGTCCGATGGATGCAACATGAATCTGTTGCGAAATCACATTGTTTATTATCAGTCAAAGATCCATGAGGCCTGCACAGAAAATCAGTTGCCATTACCGGAGGAATGTTATTTATCCCTACCGCCGGAAGTGAACAATAATTATATGGCAAATCTTAAGCAAAAACCACGGGCGGAGAGATTGCGTCAGATGGGAAGGATCACAACCGGACGCATTTATCAGTACGACGAGAACCAGATGAGTTTATTTTAGAACCAGATAACAAAACCAAGCGATCATAGCCTACCTCCCGTATTAGTATATGCGGTGGGGCGGTATGATACGGAAAGAGAGGGAAAATAATGTGTAATTGTATGAATGAAATGGAAGAGAAGATAAAAGAGTTGGTTGACGCTGAAAGCGTGGAAGCACATGTGGAACTTTTGACAGGCAAAGCATATTTAGAGTTTACAGTAAAGAAAAAAGGCAAGAAAAAAGAGGGAAAAATGCCGTTATTGTTGTCACAGTGTCCGTTTTGCGGCGAACCGTATGATTGATGAACACAGAAAGAGAGGATCATAGATGGATTGGAATTATGACATGGACAGTTGCCCGTTAGATGCAAAGGTTTTCTTACTGTCGGCAAACGACAATTTACTTTTGCCACAGCGTGAATTTGTTGGCACTCTTACACGCAAGGGACATTCCGTTAGAAGAGGTAAGTGCTTTAGTGGAGATCCAGAGTATTTTTATAGAAGCAAAATTGTTGCGTGGAAGAAATATAATGCAGAAAGAGAGGAATAATTGCATGAAGTATACGGTAGAACTGACAGAAAACGGAATTAATGAAACATTGGAATTGAATGGAATAACTTACAGAAAAGAATGGACAAGGTTGGAAAATGGTTTACTTCAGTGCTCACAGAAAGATTTCTCGGAGCAGATGAGATATAATGGACATGATGGAGACCTTATAGAGAGAGTAGCAGAAGTATTTGACAGCTTTTTGGCAGGAGACGTAGATGATATCAGGGATTGTTATGATTAAGGAGAACGTGTAATTATGCTCAATAGCAAGGTATATACAAAAAAGTGCGTGATCTGCGGAAAAGAATACAAATCAATATCAGTCAGAGCACTTACCTGTGGGAAGCAGTGCCGGAATGAGTACCACAGAAGAAAATATAGAGAAAAGAGAAGTATTAAAACGTGCAATAACAATAGCATCAGTGAAGTTTTGGAAAAGGCACGTGAAGCCGGAATGAGTTATGGAAAATATGTGGCAATGATGGACGGCACACCGAAGATCTGGCAGGGAGAAGAATAAAATATTGGAGGATAGTGGCTTATGAAGTTTTCAAAACTGACTAAGCCAGAGCTTGAAACAATTATTGAAAACGCCAATTTCACGGAGCAGGAAGAAGAAATATTTTATCTTCTTGCCCGTGGACTTATTTCAAAAGAAATAGCCATGAGACTATGCGTATCAACAAGAACAGTGGAAAGAAGAATTTTTGATATTAAACAGAAAGTAAAAAAGTTAGAAGGTGAGTTAAACGGGAAATCTTTCAAATAGTGAGTTGTTGAATATTGCCATCGAAAATGGTATTATCAACATAGACACCATTCAGAAAAAAATTGAAATGAACGAAAGGAAAAAATTTATTGAAAAACACACTTACAGCATTTGGCAAGGAAAAGATGGAAAGTTTTACACATATTTGCCAGATGAAGATAATAAGAGAGGAAAGAGACTTGTAAAGAGAACATCTGAAAAAGCAATTGAAGATGAAATAGTAAAGTTCTATAAAGCTAAGGAGGATGAACCTACAGTTATTCAGGTATATTCTAATTGGATTTCTGAAAAACTTGAATATGGTGAAATAACAAGACAGACAAAGGACAAGTACGAGACAAATTTTAAAAGATTTTTTGAAAATAAGTATTTGCCGATTGCAAATAGAAAAATCCGGTACATTGATGAAGAAATATTGGAATCATTCATAAAAACAGCTATTTCAAAACTGGAACTTACGCAAAAAGCTTATTCTGATATGCGGATATTGATTAACGGAATTTTCAAATATGCAAAGAAAAAACATTATACCAGCCTGAGCATAACCAGTTTTATGGGTGATTTGGAAATTTCGGAAAAGTCATTTAAAAAGAACCATAAGTCAGACTGCGAATTGGTATTTTCTAAGGATGAGGAACTTTTAATTGAACGATTTGTAATGGAAGATGAGCCTACATTGATAGAACTTGGCATTATTTTGGCATTTAAAACAGGATTGAGAGTTGGGGAAATATCTACCCTCTCATGGTCTGATGTCGGAGAAAATAAGATACATATATCAAAGACAGAAATAAGATATAGAGATGATAATGGCAAATATGTATTTGATGTTCAAAATTTTCCTAAAAGTGATGCCGGGTTTAGAGATGTTATAATTACCGCAGATACCAAAGAACTTATGAGAAAAATAAAAATGCTCAATCCATTTGGGCAATATATTTTTATGAAAAACGGTAAACGAATAAAAGGTCAGGCATTTACAAGGCGGCTATATGTGATATGTGATAGAATAGGAATTGGTGAACGTTCAATTCACAAGGCAAGAAAGACATATGCAACAAAGTTGATAGATGGAAATGTTCCAGAATCGGTAATAAAAACACAAATGGGGCATACAGATATCAGAACAACTCTCGATCATTACTATTTTAATAACAAGACAGAGAGTGAAATGCAGGAATATATTGCAAAAGCATTATCAATGTAAAAGGTAACACGAGGTAACACCTTTGGAGATAAAGAAATTCAGTATTTATGCGGGTTTGAGAGAATTGATACCGAGTTCGAATCTCCCTTCCGCTACTATTTTTTAAAAATTGAAAACCTTGTGAAGCCTTGATTTTACTGGAAGAAAGGAGATTCTGAATGGTGTCTTTTCTGAAAGTCAAAATCAAAGGTAACACCAAAGGTAACACGAACAAATGTACGGACGCTTGATGCGTTCTTTTTTATTGCAATTTTGGCGGTAATGCGGCGGGAAACAGGCGTTATTTAGACGGTATTCTGGCGGTTTTACTGTCTTTTTTTATGCCACAATATAAGCAAAGGGAGGGATGATAATGTTTTCTGACGATGTTCTTGAGAAAATTTTTGCCAGAAAAGAGTTACAGTCCTTGGACTTGTCAACGCAGTCGTCTATCATACACGCAATAGAAGATGTTTTAGAGGAGGTCAAACAGGATGAATATGAGCGGAGCATACCAGAATCCGATTTATAATCAGCAGATGCAGCAATACGGGCAGCAGTACGCATACAATCCGTATATGAATCAGCCACGCATTGATAATACACAAAATTATATGCAGGCACCGCAGCAAATTCAGCAGCAGATCCCGGTTCAAACTTTTGGCATAAATGGAAAAGTAGTTCCGGCGGTAGAAAACATCACTGCCAATGATGTGCCAATGGATGGCAGCGTTGCATTTTTCCCAAAACAGGATATGAAAGAAATATACGCTAAAAGTTGGAACGCAGATGGCACAATTCGCACAATCGTTTTTAAGCCAGTTTCGCATGATACTGTTAGCAATTTATCGCATGATACTGAAAAATTGAAATTTGACCTATCAGACGAGTGCACAGGTGCATTTATGCAGAAGTTTGATGAGCTTTTTGGGAAGATTGAACAGATAGAAAACCGATTAGATAAAATTCCAAGCAGTCAAAGAAAAACTTCACAGGTAAAAAAGGAGAGTGATCCAGAATGAATCCGGCACAATTATTGTTAAATCAAATGATGAATTCTCCGCAGGTTCAAAACAATCCTATGGCAAAAAATGCCATGCAAATGTATCAAAGCGGAGATACAGGTGGACTTAAGACAATGGCAGAGAATCTCTGTAAAGAAAGAGGAATTACGGTAGATGAAGCAAAACAGAAAGTTATGAGTATGTTTAATCATTAGTACATTTTGGGGTGCGCGCAAAATAACCGGTTATCCCATTTGTAAATAGATCAGATGGAGGTAAACAAAATGTTTAATGGAAATGCAATGCCTAGTCTTGCTGATATTGCAGCAGTGACAGGAAACGGAAGAAACAATGATGGTATGTGGGGCGGCGATGGCTGGTGGGCTATCATTATCTTCGCTATGATCTTTGGCTGGGGCGGCTTTGGCGGCAATGGCTGGGGAGGAAACGGAGGTATGGGAGCGACAGCATCTGCATACACCGACTCTGCAATTCAGCGTGGTTTTGACACGCAGGCTATCATCGGAAAGTTAGATGGTATCACAAATGGTCTCTGTGATGGATTTTACGCACAGAATACCGCCGTTATGAACGGTTTCCATGGTGTAGACAATGCAATCTGCAACCTTGGCTACCAGACACAGCAGGGATTTAATACCACAAACGTGACACTTATGCAGGCGCAGAATGCTTTACAGTCCCAGTTGGCTAATTGCTGCTGCGAGACCAGGGAAGCTATCCAGGGTGTGAACTACAATATGGCGCAGAACACTTGCGCATTACAGAACACCATGAACAGCAACACCAGAGACATTATCGACAGCCAGCAGGCAGGAACAAGGGCAATCCTTGATTACCTGTGTCAGGAAAAGATTTCTTCCTTACAGGCAGAAAATAATGACTTAAGAAGAGCCGCATCACAGGATCGCCAGTCTGCATTGCTCACTACCGCAATGTCAGCGCAGACACAGCAGATCATCAACGCTGTAAATCCGGCTGCAATCCCGGCATATGTTGTTCCAAATCCTAACGCTTATGCGTATGGCTGTGGATGCAACACAGGATGTAGCTGCTAAAAGTAGCTGCTAAAAGTAGCTGCTAAAAGTAGCTGCTACACAAAATTGAATAATTGAGTATCTTAATTGAGTTTAACTCGATTATGTCTGCTGTGCAGTATTGCTTATAAACACAAAGGGCAGACTATAATGTTTGCCCTTATTTTTGAAAGAGAGGTAAATAATTATGGCAGAATTTACAGGAATTGCAATTCAAACTGTCGCGCAGGGAGAAGATGTAGCATTTACAGAAACTCCGGTATGCGCAACAAAATGCATTGTTCATAGACAGGGAAGTGGCATTGTTAAATTAAGAGGACTTACAAATCAGTGCCGGGCAAGATTTTTGGTATCTTATTCCGGGAACATTCAAATTCCTACCGGTGGCACAGTTGAAGCTATTTCACTGGCTATTGCAATTGACGGAGAACCGTTGCAGTCAACTCGAATGATTGTTACACCGGCGGCAGTTGAAAACTTCTTTAACGTTTCGGCGCAGGCATATGTGGACGTTCCTCGCGGTTGTTGTGTTACGGTAGCGGTACAGAATACGTCTACGCAGGCAATCGAAGTTCAGAACAGCAATTTAATTGCAGTCCGGGAAGCGTAAGGAGGGCGGTTTTATGGATATTAAGAGAATGCACGAAATGATCGAAAAACTGTCTGAAAGCGCAGAGTGTGAGTTTGCAAAAGGTATCGAATGTGTAGATACAGAAGAGATGGGAAAAGTCACGGACATGCTTAAAGACCTTGCGGAAGCCATGTATTACCGGACGCTTACAAAATCAATGGACGAATCAGACCCAGAGCAGGTTCTTGATATGTTTGAGCGTTACGGAGACGGCAGACGGTATTATGACCGTTACCGGTATGCAGACGGAAGATTTGCGCCAAAGGGAAGAGGAACGCGGAGAGGATATGACGAACCTCCGTACTGGCACATGACACCAGAAATGTACCGGGAAATGGAACAAGACCGTGATATGGATCGTCACTCTGGCAGAATGTATTACACAGAACCTAAAATGGCATCAGATGGTGGAATGCGTGATCGCAGAGAGGGCAAAAGCGGAATGAGCCGCAGAAGCTACATGGAAAGCAAAGAGCTTCACAAAGGCAATACGCCAGAAGACAAGGATGCAAAGATGCATGACCTTGAAAGATACATGAAAGAGCTTTCGGAGGATATGGCGGAGCTTATCTCTGACATGACACCGGAAGAGCGCACGATGACAAAGAGCAAGCTGTCAACGCTTGTTTCCAAAATGTAATGGCAGGGGCAGAAATGCCCCTGTTTGTTTGGAGGGAAAATGTTTTTTATAAATGGTATTGAATGGAAAATAGAATTTGTTCACGGCGCAAGTCATAAATTAATGCGCTCTGATGGCTCTATTAGCCTTGCTGTGACTGATTGGAATGATAGGATAATATATGTTTCGGATAAACCAGAAAATGGCTATTTGCGCAAAATACTGGCTCATGAACTTTGTCATTGTTTTTGCTTTTCCTATAACATTCATATGCCGATTGAGCAGGAAGAGTATCTTGCGGACTGGATCAGCCTGTACGGTACTGATTTGATCTATCTTTTGGATGATCTGATGTCAAACATTGATTGGAGGGCAGCATAGTGGACAAAATAGATGAATTGCTGCGGTATATTCACAGAACAAACCCGGAAATGACAAGGGAAAATCTGATAAATGAACTAAGCAGAAGTGATTACGCCGCACGTTCTTTGCTTTTCACAAAAGAAGTTGTTTGTCAAGAAGAAAAATAGTAAAATGTTTTTGGGGGTGATAGTATTGTACAATGGATGTCATACATCTTTTGATGTTATGAAAGAATATATGATCTATGGAGCGGAGCTTGATGAAAAATATCAGATCCCGATTGTCCCGGCATGCAGCTTGGATTATTTGCCGGAGGACTCCATAGATTTTGGAGAGAGCTTTTCACAAAAGATAAAAGGTCATAGAAAATTAAATGTGAATTTTTATATTGACGATTCAAAGTTTCAAAGACTGTGGAATAACCCGGATAAATACATGGAACACTTGAAGTGTTTCCATTCGGTCTGTATGCCGGATTTTAGTATTGCTACAGGCGATTGTGGTATGCCGTTTGCTTTGAATCTATATAACGTGTACCGGAACCATGCACTTGCACATTACATGTTTCTGAACGGGATCCGTGTTATACCGTCCGTAGGTATCCCGGACAAAGACAATTATGATCTTTGTTTTGCCGGGTACAGTAAGGGCGGTGTGATTGCTGTATGCACAAATGGAAGAGTGCGGGCAAAGGCGGCACGGATAGAGTTTTGCGAGGGATTCAAAGTTATGATCGACATGTTGCAGCCACATACAGTGTTGATCGTCGGGAAGATACCGGATGAATTGAACACAGATGTAAAGATTGTAAATTACAAATCGCGAAATCAGAAAGTAAATGAGGAATTTTCGAATGGGAACAAGAACAACAAAATCACAGAAAAAACAGAAACAGACCGAGAGCCAGAGAAAGAGAAGAGAGCGAATTAGTCAAATTTCACAAGTTGTGAAATGACGCATAATAATTTACTGTGCATATTGTCTTTTCACAGTTGAAATCTCATTTTTCAACTTTTGAATTTTTTCTTCTTGGAAAATGGCTCGATTTTGAGATCAGAAATCAGAATTTTCACACCCCGGCGGTCTGCCGGTGATGTCTCCAGACGCGCCCCGGATGCTTCCCGGTGATTTACCGGATGCATCATGGCTGTGTATCTGGGGGAGTGTCAACGCGGCAAGATACACAGCGTTTACAGGCTTGCAACGTCGTAAAAACGATTTACAGACGTTTCGTGTTGTAAATATATAAAAGCACTGCATTGCCTTGCGCAAGCCTTAAAATGGCTTATACGTGTTCACTTAAGCGAATTATATGACAGGGCGTGTATCTTGTCAAGCTGCAATATATCCGGACACTGGAAAAAGCCGGGACGATCCCGGCTTAAAACGCTATATTCTCTGCATAATCACTAATCGCGATTGCAAGCTCTTTTTCATCTTCAAAAACAATACAAACCCGGATTCCCTGATTTGTCACGTTTCGGATTTCTATTTTGTTGATAAAAAATGCAGCTCTGTTTTCATAAATGTTTAAAAACGGCAGGTTCTCGTTTTTAATTCTATCACGCGCTTCATCACATGATTTTTCTAATTCCTTGATCTGGTTTTTCAAATTTTCTAATTGTGTCATTTATAAATCCTCCTTAAAATAAAATCCCTTTTGGGTAGAACCGCCGCCGGCAGTGGTTCCGGCGTGCATCCTCTGCGGCGGTTATTATGCTTTTTTATATCCGTTTTCAGCAGCATATTTTTCAAGCTCTTCCAGTGTTTCAAATGTTGTCACAATTCCGCCGAATCCTTTTGTAATTCGGTCGATTGTATACATGCCACAGCCATACAGGCATGCATAAAAGTTCATTCTGCCTTTTTTTAATAAAAATAATTTTCTCATACTTCAATTCCTCCATATTCAAATTTTTGGGTAAAAGCAAGCCGGGGAATCGAACCCCGGTAAACGCCGCCGCTTGCCTAATTTATAAAATTGTACGAACCTCATTATAATCATCATTAAGCTCTATCAGATTAAATAAATCGTGTTTTTCTCCTAACTCAAAATACTGATTGATAGCATCCTCTTCGCTATCGGCTAAAATCATTTCGAAATTATCGTCTTCGATCTCTGCTCTGTAATACTTCATAAAATCAACCATCCTTTCGTTTTATGCCCTGTCTCATCGGTGTAGGTGGGGCGGTTCCTGCAGACGGTGGGAATCTCCACCGTTTCGACTAATTTTCGCAATGTGTTAAAACAGATATAAAAAAGGCTTCCACTTCAAGTATTCTTGGATTGTCAAAATCAACCTCTTTTTTCCAACGCTCTAATTCTGCCTTTATTTCTTTCTTTGTTCCATACTGATTGCAAGGCATAGATAGGTTTTTGATTTCTCTTTCTGTACCAAAGCAATAATCTCCATAGTATTCATCATGAGCTAATACAAAGCCGTTTTTATTTGCTAATATCTTCATTTTTAACACCTTTCATTTTATATTTTTTGCTTGTCTCATCAGTGGCAAGGTTGCAACCCTACACCAGACCGCCGCGCGGGCGGTTTCGACTATGCTATGCAGATTTCAAACACTTCGCCTTGGATATGTTCAAAATCGACCTTTTCAAAAATCCCGATGCCGTAAAAGTCGGCTGTAAGTGTTCCAAAGTGATTGTATTCAAATGCGATATTTCTCTTTTTAAACTCACTAATTGCGTTGCTGTTTTTACTGCCGTTTTCCCAATTAATAAATAATCCTGTTCCTCTCATGTTCATGCCTCCCGTTATTTAAAGAATTTTTTAAACATTTCTTTTGCTGTTTCATAATCATTTACTTTCTTTTCAACGTATCCAGCAGCAGCGGTGCCGTTTTGATCGGCAACCATTTGAAAAACTTTTTCTTGGTCTGCTGGATGAAGTTTTGCGATCTCTTCAATTCCTTTTGTAAAATCCTTTATTTTTTTATCTACCATTTTGATTTCCTCCGTTCCTTGTTTTCCTGTTGAGATTATAATACACGATAATAGACTAAATAGCAATTGACAAAATACACAATAATAGACGAAATAAAACAATGGTTTGTTGTGCAACATGATACATGAAAATAGACGTTGACATGATATGAAAAATCTATTATCATATATAAAAAGAAAAGAGGTGTAAAGATGGCTAACTATGGAGATAATGGAAGAATAGACTTTTCTAGGCTGTGGCAGATTATGGATAAGAAGGAACTTAATAAGCAGTGGTTAAAAAATAATGGAATACATTCTAACACTGTGGCAAAATTGACAAAGAATGAAAATGTGACTTGCGAAGTTATATGTAATTTATGCAAACTTTTAAATTGTCAACCAGGGGACATCATGGAATATAAAAGAGGGTGATTGTTTGAAAAAGAATATTGTTTATCCAGAAAATAGAAATGGTGGTATATATGCCATAATAAATAAAGATAATGGAAGAATTTACATTGGAGAAACAGAGAACTTGAGAAAAAGAGCAAAAGCACATGTGAATTTATTAAAAGCTGGAAATCATTACTGTAAAGACCTTCAGGAAGATTATGACAATAATTTTAAAATTGAAATTATTGAATTATTAGAAATTCCCGGGCAATGTAAAATTGAAGAAAGATTTTGCGCCGAAGATTATTATATAGCTTGCTTGCAGCAGAAAGGAGTAAACCTGTATAACAGTACAAGGGATAAAAATTGCAAGGAGAATTTTTTTGTTTTATCATGTAGAATAGATAAAAGAATAACTGATATTATAAAAAATATAAATACATGAAAATAGACTATTGACAAATACATGATAATAGTCTATTATAATATTGTCGAAAGGCAATAGGCGAAAGCCGGAAAGGAGAAAAATGAGCGAAGATATGAGTGTATTTAAAAGTTACTTAAGAAGACTTTTGCAGGATCTGAAAGACCTCAAAGAAGTTTTGAAGTCTAAGGATTATGAAAAAGCGGAAAAGATGGTCGATCAGCTGATTGATGATACTCAAAAGGGTATTGAAGACAATTAAAAGAAAGGGCTGGAGAAAATCCAGCCCGACACACAAAAACCATACCAAGTGAAATGTGCGCTATTTGAATATAGCACATCCAGAGAAGAAAGAAAAGAGGAAAACGCTATGTTAAAGATTTTAAATGAATTAGGACAGATGGAAGGACATTTTGCAGTAGAAATTTTCAAGGTTGAAGAGTTAGGAATGATCGCAGTAGATCACGATACCAGTAACGGCGAGACAATGGAAGCATGGAAGTGTGACAGCACAGGCACGGCACTGGATAAAAACACACCAGGTTTTAGAGTAAAAGAGGTTCAGGAACCGACTTCATACGACGAGGATGGAGAACCGGATCAGTGGCAGCTTATAGGATTTGAGGTTGAATAATAAGATTTAGGCGGCTTGAAATACAGCCGTCTTTTTTGTGCAAAACGTAGAAATTCTTTGTTAGATTTTCACGAAATTTCAAGTATAATAATTTTATTACGGACAAGGTAAAATGATAGAATAGTATTAGTTTTGTTGCAATGCAACACCTCTGCAACAAATTGCAACATTTTTGCAACGTAGAGTAAGACACTAGAGTTAGAGAAAGATTATATTCTCTCTTGTAATATTAAAAATATATATTATAAACAAAGCAGTATATTTATATAAATAATATATAATATACAGGCTTAAAATTTAATTTTAAAATATATCTTGACAAGAAAATGATAGAATGATATTGTTTTATTAAATTAAAAACGCATTCGGGCAACGGGCAGAGTTAAATAGATTTGTCGAGGTCCCGAAAGAAACGGACTTCATGCAGCCGGTACAGTCGAGATCATCATGATCTGATTGTATCAGTTGCATTTTTTATTTTAAGTATTCCAGTACTGGAGAGAGGAGATATATAACATGTCAGCAGTTGAAATGCAGGAAATAAATAATAATACCGTTGATGTTTTTAAAAGTGATATTGACATGTATATAAATCTCTGGATGGAAGAGAGACATATAGAGGATTTATGCAAAGTATCGCAGAACAGATGGTATAACTGTTGTAAATATGTCTATGAGAATGTATTTAAAGTTAATCCAAAGTACCTAAAGGATGATAATAATATTAATAATGCCTATGATACAGATAAGGTTAACGAGGTATTAGATATATATATAGACCTGTGTAATGACTACGAGAAAGTAGTGAATATTGTTGGGTTTACATTCTTTACCGGAATACATAGAGATACGTTAAATGGCTGGGTTAATGGCGTGCAGCTAGGCTCATCAGGCTCCGACATTTGCAAAAAAATTGACGAAATGCGTGAGGAAAGTTTGGTAGGTTTACAGGTTTCCGGCAAAGGAAACCCCATGAATTACATGCCGTCACTGAATAAGTACTGCGGCTTCAATATGCCCGGCGTAAGAGACCAGGGAGCCAGAGCAAGAGCGTTGACAGCTTCGGAGCTCCCAAAACTGGGAAGCGGGAATTGTGCGAGATTGCCGGACAACTTTGACAATTCAAGCCCGGATAATGGTGAAATCGTGATAGACAATTCAAACAATTTAAAGCCCAGTGTTTAATGGTCTTAAGGCGCATTAAATCGTTGATACATTACGCAAAACAAGGGTTTTGCGAATAGTTGTAAAATACGAATGGAATTGAACGAACAATTCAAACAATTTATCAATGTTCAAAGCATGATTCGGCATGGAGGGGGAGGGGGTTTGATAGGTTGAGAAAATCAGCACTACTAAGTCCTTTAAATATCCTCAAAAACAAAAAGAGATTGGATGGAAAAGTATGAGAGTAGTATCACAAAGCAAAGACGTTTCGCTTGATTTTGACCGAGCGGTATTCACAGCAAATCATGGAATGATAACTGCTATGGTTGATGGAAAAACGTTTACCATTGGGACGTATGCAAATTTAGGTAGAGAAAAAGAAGTATTCTCTGATATGCACAAGGCATTTTCGGCTTTTCAAGTTATTAGCACAAACATGGATAAACAACAGGTGGCCGAAATGTTTGCAGTATCTAAAAACATATCGATCAGATGCGTTGAGATGAATGATCCTTGTATGGGAATAACTGTATTTGATAACATGGTCTATTACATGCCGGAAAAGTAGTGTTAATATAGCGCTATCGCCAAGCGGTAAGGCACTGGATTTTGATTCCAGTATTCGCAGGTTCGAATCCTGCTAAAGAAACTTGTGAGAGGAAAACAACCATGGTAATTATTAAAACGATTATATCGACGCTGGATGTTATTTTTATGCTGATACTATTTGTATCTGGCAGAGAATCCAAAGACAAAGAAACAGCAATTGCATTATGGGTACTTGTGATGTTGCTGTTGCTGAACATGTTTCTGATGTGGAGGTAACAGAATGTTTTATAGTCCAATATTCGGTATTTGCTTTCATCTGCCTATCATTTGTGCAGAGGAAAGAATACATATAACAAAATCAAAGGAACCGGACAGCACCGGAGATTTACTCAATCTGGATAGCGACGCAGAGCACCAGAGTGAGAAGTCGGAGCATCCAGTATAGCTTAAGTCCACTGGCATTCGGTTTTTGCAAGAAAAAACTCGGCGTAAGCAATTATTCGGTGTTAGTGGACGTCGGCAAAATAAAAAGATCAAAAATACTATCATAAACGGCGCGCTATGCGCGCTGTGACGGAACGTAGCTCAGAGGAAAGAGCAATCTTTTCATTCTTCCATGCTCTAATGAATTGATAGCCGCAGGTTCAAGTCCTGCCGTTCCGATTGAGAGATAGGTTTAAAGCTTATCTCGGAATACGAAAAGTTCGTATTTCTCCTTTCGCCACTAGGACGTTTCTGTTAAGGACGGTGCGAGACCGTCCGGTGGCGTTTGCCGCGAAGTACGGCAAGGCGGAAGACCGCTTGGTGTTGGATAATGGTTGTCCCGTAATTTGCTGACGAGCAATACAGGCGGATTCCTATTGATAGTTCGGGCATCTATCCCACGGTGCCTGAGCTATCAAAAATACAATTAGGCTGTGGCGGAAAAGGTAGACGCTTAAGCATAAGACAACCACGCTTTGGTTAGGAACAAGTCATTGAATTAACAAGGCAATGAAGGAACCTGTTAAGGGTGTTACCCGTTGTGGAAAGTCGTTGTTATGTGAGGTGCAAATCCTCACCAGCCTATTTCCCGTGATATCGCACAGGATAGTGCAACGCATGGCACGAAAAACATTATTGCTAACCGTCTGAATGGCGGTTCTGGGGAAGCGGCAACGATTGGCGGTGTTGCGGCTGACTGTAAATCAGTTCCCAAGTGGTAAACATTGTAGGTTCAATTCCTATCTTCCCCATTTAAACATGATTACCTCGGTGCAGATGGATTTTTCAATCCTGCCGAGACGCATGGTAATGAGTTGTTCCAATTCGAGATATTGGATTGACTGACAGCTTTTGCTTGAAAGTGATTTTAAGCAAGAAGATAGAAACTATCAACAATTCTGTGTGGTGTATCATCATAGAGAAGTCAAAAGCAGAATCCTTGTGGCTGACGAATAATAGACGCTTGCTGTGCAAGAATAATCCGTTGATGTGTGCGGTGTGAGAGACCACGGACTATATGCGGAAAACTCATTAAGTTAGTTTGCCTTGAATCCGGGAAACCGGAGTATAACACAAGAAATTCGTTAAAGTAGCGGTATGGCAAATGTTTTGTTGACAAAAAACAATTCTGAACGAACCGTGAAATTTGTGGGTATCAATCCCATTCGTGCTTGACAGGGGTAAGAAGCCAAGGGTCGCACCCGGAAGCTCAGACTTATCTCCATGGTGGCTGAATATGACTGTACCTGTGATGGATAAAGGGAAACCTTAATCATGTTTATTTTGCAGTGTTCCCATAATGGTATTGGAACGGCTTGCTAAGCCGCCGGGCGTTTGTTCGCCTTGTAGGTTCGAGTCCTACACACTGCGCTATGCCGTATGTCCGGGTGGTGAGGGGGCGGTCTTGAAAACCGTTGGCTGTAAAAGGCTTGCAGGTTCAAATCCTGTGTACGGCGTTTGCTCGAAAAAAATCAGGCGTTGATGTGTGGCGGAATAGGTAAACGCTATTGCCGTAAGATAATTCGTTGAAACCGGCAACCTAGATGACGAGAAGTGCACTAATCATGCATGGTGCAAATCCATGCCATATCAATTCCTTATCTTCACTTAGTCTGGCACTACTGCAATAGTTCAGGTCGATGGAAGATGTATGGATGGTAAGCGGTATCATTGGTAACATAAAACCCTTCCGTGAATAGAAATTGCAGATTTGAAAGCGGTTGGCATGGTTTGGTATGACAAGGTTCGATTCCTTGTGCCGCTATTCGATGGTTGGTATTTTTTACGCAAAATGGGGTGTGAGTATGTATTTTGAATTTGTTTATGTTGGCTATTCAACAAAGCAATGCGTTGAGTTTCTTGATGAAATCAAAGAAAAATTAAAGGCACATGATAAGAATTTTGAATACGACAAAGAACATTTAGTGATTAAGGCTGAATTATTCAAATGCAGTGCATTACCCATATATTCCGGTCGTTTATCCTGTCTTGGCATGGAAAATGCAGAGTATATCTGCAAAGAAACTGCGAGACCAAATGATTATATTCCTTGTCCAGGAGAATGTTTGAAGATAAAAGCCATTTTGGAATATGTTTCCACAAGATTTAGAAAAACTCCAAAAGAAAAGACAGAAAAAGAACTGGAAGAACTGATTGACGTTTTGATTGAGGTGCGGAAATGAGATTATGGAAAATTATTAAAAAAATATTCAAGAAAAAGCAAAAAGCAGATCCTACACCGCGCATTGAGAAAGATACGAAATGCGATAAATGCAAATACTTGCAAGAGTGTATTGACGAGGGGAAAGTCATAGATTGCAGAAATATTGAAGATACGAGAAGCCATTACATTAAAGGTCTTGGTTCTTATGTAAAATGCGATGGTGTTGAGGTGTGAGTATGGATCTTAATGTGTCAGAAGATCAGAAAAAAGTTATTGAATTGCAAGGATATATGGTTGTCGAGTTCAAATTATGGTATCGAAAATTAGGAGAAATGATTCTTGAGTATGCCGTAAAAGTAATTGATACATGGAAAGCAATAGTTTTGTTTATACAAGAACAGGCAATTAAGGCATTCAAGCATATCAAGGATTTTGTGGAACAGCTTTCAAACGAATTGGAGCCATATATGAATTCCTTGGATTATATGGATTGTGAGAAAAAGAAATATCTGTTTGTTCGGTCACTTGGAAGAGCATATGAAGCGAATGTAAGAGGAAAAGTTATTTATCACAGATGCAGGGATAGGTGTTGAAAATGTGTGATTTTTGCAATGGGAAAGAATCATATAAAACTGCATATGGAGAATTTAAAATCAAAAAATTGGGCTATATAAATGTTATTCAATGCCATATCGATAAATGTCCACAGTATGCTAAATGTTGTAGCAATGGAATGAACGTAGCGATAGCAATGGAAATTGAATTTTGCCCGATGTGTGGCAGAAAGTTGGTGGAAGAATGACGTGTTATGATTGTGCTTACCTTGGATTTGATAGAAACGAAGTTGTAGGGATGGCTGAAATGTGCAACCATCCGAAAAAATGGATTCCTGGTGCTGGATTTGCAGACAGTGAACATGAATGTGAATTTTTCAAAAAGAAATCTGGGATATCAAAATGGGACTCTTATTCAGAAAAAGAAAAAGAACAGGCATTGAGGTATTTTCGTGAAAACTATCACAAAAATCCTATTGAAGGTTTAACATGCGAGGGGGCTGAAATGAGTTTCATTGAATATCTAAAAAATGTTGATGCAAACTCATAAGGAAGAGAAGGAGTGTATGAAGCATGATTGTCAATATCAATAACAGCACATACGAGATGAACAGCAAACAGTACAAAGCAGTTCTTGATACGGCGAGCAAAGCGGTTACCTGCGGCATATACGCCATTGAGAAGAACAAGGTAGCAATCATGCTTCGAGAGGAATATAAAAGCAAGGAAGAGCTGAAACAGGCAGTTGGTAATTATACGGCGAAAGGGTTCAAGGTGCATTGGAAATGAAGAAAACACGTTCAAAAATCATAATCAAAACTAGAAAAGGCGGTTACACAAAGATTTATGCTAACGGAAAATGGCAAAAGGGAGTGTATAATATTGATTTCCATGCTGACTGCACGCCATTGAGATATAAGTACATAAAAGTTTCATGCGAATTTGACAAAAATAAGACTGATAAAAACGGTTCGGTTATTTACGACCCGGAAAAAGAAGAAATTGCAAAAGAACACGTAGTTGCAAGAATTTAGAAGGAGATTTTATGAAGAAGCTATTTGTAAGCGTGCCAATGAAAGGCAGAACAGAGGAAGAAATCAAAGCAAGTATTCAAAAGATGAAGAAGATTGCTGAAATCTACGAGGGTGAGGAATTGAAGCTTATCGACAGTTATACTAAGAGTACCCCACCTAAAGATAGTAAAGAAGATGTATGGTACTTGGGCGAGAACCTTAAGAAACTGGCACGGGCTGATGTATTTATTGGAATATGCGAGAGCTACGATTGGAACGGCTGTAGCATTGAAAGAGAAACAGCAGAAAAATATGGCATTGAAACATATATGATTCCAGCACGGTATGTAATTGATGATTATAATGCACTTTTGAATAGATTGCATACGAATTGTTGGAATGCAATGCCAACAGTCTAATAAAATATTACCGGCTAACAAAAGGGCTAGCCATTATCTTAAAACAAGACGAAGAAAATAGTCATTAAATAATTTCCGAAACACTAAGAGGTGCGTACAATATTGGTGTGCTAAGAATAGCTTTTACTACTGACTACGCATATTACCGGCTAACAAATGGAGTTAGTCGCTACCCTAAAACAGTTATAGGCAGAGGTCAAGGCACTTCTGCTTTTGCGGAGGTGCTTTTCTTTTGGCAAGTTCAAGCCTAATTTCCACAGTAAATGGATATGAAAATTACATACAGGCACATGGCGTTGATGAAGAGGTTATGGATGCCATGGCAGAAGCGGCAAGGGTAGCTATTCTGACGGAAAAGGATGTTGAGTATGGATTAAAGGTTTCTGCCAGAACGAAAGAACTGACGGAGCAGTTTATATTTCAATCTACAGGTGGCACACCATGGGATTTAGAGAAATATTCATTCCAAAACAAGGTATCTTATGAAATTCTGGACAAATATTACGGAATTTTGCTTTTGGAAGCGCAAAACAAAGTTTTGGATAGTGCTTTCCAGTATTTGGAAAAGAAAAGAGAGCCTAAAGAACGGTTTTATATGCCAAGAAGAAAGCAATTTCTCAAAATAGGGCTTACACAGGCTTTGCAAGGCATGATTGATGATAAATATGACATTCTTTGCGTGTCTCTTGTTCCGGGAGCAGGCAAAACAACGGTCGAAAAAATGTTTCACGCACTTGTTGCCGGATGGTTTCCGAGAGATTTCAGCCTTTTTTATTCGCACAGCGGAGATATTACCAGAATGTACTATGACGGTGTGTACGATATCGTTACAAATACGGAAGAATATACATGGAATGAAATTTTTCCAGATCTTTCCGTGACGAGCACAAACGCAAAGATGGAGCAATTTAATGTCGGGAAGTACAAATCGTTTCCATCCGTACAATGTACGTCTGTTGGTAGTAAGAATGCAGGTAAAGTAAGGGCTTCTAAGTTTTTACTGGTTGACGATATGATCGGCGGCATTGAAGAAGCAATGAATCCCATTATCCTTGATAAATTGTGGGATAAATACGCTGTAGATGCCAGACAGAGAAAGATACAGGACACGGACGGTAAGAACTGCAAGGAAATACATATTGCCACAAGATGGAGCGTACACGACGTCATAGGGCGCATACAAAATATGTACGAGGGTAATCCGAGAGTAAAGGTTATTGCGGTACCGGATGTAGACCCAGTTACAGGAGAAAGCAACTTTGAATATGAGTTCTCCGGTTTTACAAAAGAATTTTTTGAAGACCAGCAATTATTGATGGACGACATATCATATAGATGCCTTTACAAACAGGAACCGATTGAGCGTGAGGGATTGCTGTTTCCGGAAGATAAAATACGTCGGTATCTTAATTTGCCGCATGGAGAGCCGGAGATTGTAACCGGTCAGTGCGATACAAAGGGAAAGGGAACAGACTATTTTGTTCTGCCTGTATTGCAAAAATACGGAGAAGATTACTACTGCGTGGATTGTGTTTGCGATAACACGGCAGATTATGAGGTTCAGTATGAAAATGCAGCAAATGTTTTGACAAACAACAAAGTTCAGGAATGTGAATTTGAGAGAAATGCCGGAGGGGACCGTGTCGCAATGGAAGTAAACAAGCGAGTGGAAGCCAAAGGATGGATATGCAATATTACAGATACACCGACGGAGACAAATAAGGAAGCAAGGATTTTTCAGTGCTCAAACTGGATATTGCAGCACGTTATATTTAAAGACCCATCATCATATAAGCCGAATGAGCCATACGGAGTAATGATGTCTCTTCTTAAGAGATATTCAGTGTCCGGTAAAAAGCAGTTGGATGATGTGCCAGATGTATTTTCAAACTTTGCGCTTAGAGTGACAAATGGAAAGAATGTAGCAAAAGTAGAAGCAGCAGTGAATCCGTTTAGGAGGTATTGATATGACGACAAAGGACTATTTGAACCAGATAAGCAGGCTTAACCGGATGATAAATAATAAGCTGGTAGAGCTTGCACAACTGAAAGAGCTGGCATGCAGCATATCTGCTGTGTCAAACGAAGAAAGAGTTATGACAACGCCAAATTTTGACAAGATAGGAACAAAACAGGCAAAAATTGATGAAATTGAAAGAAACATAGACGCGATGGTTGATGATTATATTATCAAAAGAGATAAGATCATCAGCCAGATAGACAGTATGGAAGATGAGAATGTCTATAATGTGTTGTTTTCAAAGTACATAGAAAAAAAGACATTTGAGGTTATTGCAACTGAAATGAATTACTCCTGGAGGCAGACAATAAGGCTTCATGGAATTGCATTAAAAAGATTTGAGGAGAAGTATGGGGCGACATACTTGAAAATGTCATAGAATGTCATATTGAAAAAATGATATAGTTATAATCGAAGAATTCAACAAATAGTTGAACAATTTACCCTCCCCAACTTGAAAAAAGCATCGAAGAAAAATCTCCGGTGCTTTTTCTTTTGCAAAGAAAAGAGGACCTTATGGTATATATACCAAAAACAATATATTGTCCGCAGTGCGGAAGAAAAGTCGCCACGCACGATGGGCGTTCAACAATGAACATTTCTGTGGAATGTAGAAAATGCCACAAGAAAGTTGTTTTTTATCCGGAGAATGGGAAGACGGAATTAAAATCTCTTCCAATCCGGTCAACATCCAGTGGGATGACGTTTATTTAGGAGCCAATTATGAATAATAAATCTCTCCAAGATCTTGTTAAAGGCTGTTATGGGCGAAAAATTTTATATACTGATGTTGAAACCATCACAGCAGACAATATTGTCAAGGTGGTTGGAGACTGCATAGGTAATTATTATTACAACAAAACCATCATAGAATACCTATGGCGGTATTACAAAGGAGATCAGCCGATTTTATACCGATTAAAGGTACAAAATGCTGATATTACAAACAAAATAGTAGAAAATCATGCGTATGAGATTGTTCAGTTCAAAGTAGGACAGACATATGGCGAGCCAATACAGTTTATCAGTCGAAAAGATGATGATGAAATTAATCGGGCAGTGGATGCGCTGAATGACTATCTTGTGGATGCGAATAAACAGGAAAAGGACATTAAAGCTGGTGAATGGCAGTCAGCAACCGGAACATCTTTTAAGGCGGTAAGATTTGCAAATGGAGAAATACCATTTCAAATTGTTGCGCCTACTCCAATGAATACGTGTGTTATTTATAATCGGAGCACGGAAGAACCGGTGGTTGCGGTGCAGGAGCTTAAAGACGAAGATGGAAGATGGTACAAACTGTGCTATACGGACAACTATTCATGTAAACTTCAAAACGGAGTAGTTTCTGAATGGAAATTGCATGCATTTGGAAGTATACCTATTGTTGAGTTTCCCAATAATCATGAGAGAATTTCTGATATTGAGCTTGTCATAGGTATTTTGGATGCCATAAACAATATGCAGTCAAACAGAATGGATGGAATTGAGCAGTTTGTTCAGTACTGGGTAAAATTTGTAAACTGTGAGATTGACACAAAGACATTTGAACAAATGAAAATGAGTCATGCTTTGACGGTAAAGTCCAACAACAAGGACAACAAAGCCGATGTTGAAATCATGACACAGGAACTTAACCAGAGTCAGTGCCAGGTGGCAAAAGATGATCTTTGGGACAATGCCTTATCAATTCTTGCTATACCAAACAAACAGGGGAACACTGGCGGAGATACACAGGGCGCAGTAGAGTTGAGAAATGGTTGGGATTTTTCAAAGACAAGAGCAAAATTAAAAGACCCAATCGTGAAATCGGCGGAGAAAAGACTTGCAAAAGTTGTCTTAAATGTAATACGCGTTAAGGACAATGATTTGAAATTGTCAATAAGGGATTTTGATGTGCAAATCAATCACAGCCCGCAGGACAATATGTATACAAAGTCGCAAACACTATATCAGCTTTTAGAGTGCGGCATACATCCTCTTATTGCAATTAAAACGGTCGGACTCTGGGGCGATTCGGAAAAAACATTTTTGCAGTCTAAGCCATACATGGATGCTTTATGGAAAACCATTGATGATGCAGAAGAGCAGGAACGAAAAGCGCAGGAAATTGTAAATCAATTAAATAAACAGCAAAATAAGACAGCTACCGAGTAATCGGCGGCTGTTTTTATTTTATAAAAATTCGCAAAGTTGTGAGCGTAAAAAACAACAGTGTCATTCGGTGTCGTTGCACCGCAAAAATTCGTAAAGACATATCGGAGGTAATCAATGAAAAGAGAAGAGTTAATTGCAATGGGTATCAGTGAGGAAAATGTTGAAAAAATCATTGCTGATTACGGCAGTGCCGTACAGAGAGAACAGGCAAAAGCAGCAGAGCTTAAGGCAAAGGCAGACAGCGCAGATGAGTTGCAGAAAAAGCTGGATGAAATGGAAGCAGGAAACCTCACGGAACTTGAAAAAGCAAACAAGGCGTTAGAGACAGCAAATCAGCAGATTTCAGATATGCAGAAGAAAAACGCCATCAGAGACCAGCGCGAAGCATTGATGGAAAAGTTAAAAATCAATGCAGAGCAGGCAAAATCTGTCGTCAAAGATGATGGAAGTCTTGATTATGACGCTCTTGGAAAGATTACATCCGAAAAGGAAACCGCAGCAGCGCAGGCAAAGGAACAGGAGATCGCAAATAATTCTGAAAATCCGGGCGGCGGTACTGCAGGTGGAGAGAATAAAAAAACGGCAGATGTTGAAAATGCCGAAAGTATCAGCTTTGGCGAACCGGCAAAAAATGCAGAAGCCAAAGACCATTATGTTTTATAGGAGGTAAATTATGGGAAAACCAATTGAAAGAGACTTTACACAGAGTAAAGGAATTTTAAAATTCTTTCCTTATGAGGGTGCGGCGTGCATCGTTCCGCAGACAATGGTAACAAGTGCCGATGCAAACGGAAAGAAGATTGCAAAGGCAGGGACACCGTTCCCAAGCAATGACGAATCTTGCAAAGGGTATCTTCTGGAAGATGTTGACGTAACAATGGGAGATGCGCCTGGAACTTATGTATATCAGGGTTCTATTGACAGCGCAAAGGTAACGGCAAATGGAGTGACCGTAGAAGCAACTGCAAAAGCAGCAACACCGCGTGTCACTTTTTTTGATTAAGAAATGGAGGTATTAGAGAATGGCATTACCATTAGCAGAAGCATTTACCGCAAGAAGTCTTGGGGTTATGTGGAATAATTATGAAAAAACGCTTGGTTCTGCGCCTTACTTAGGTAGACAGAAATTTGGAACCAGAAAACAGGACAGCCTTGAACTTAGATTTATCAAAGGGAAAAACGGTCTTCCGGTATCCTTAAAGGCATCCAATTTTGATGCGCAGGCAGAGTTAAGAGATGTCGGTGGATTTTCGGATATTCAGAACGAGATGCCTTTCTACCGTGAATCTTACATGGTAACAGAGCGTGAAGAGCAGGAGTATGCAAATTACCAGTCGGCAGAAAATTCCAACATGGCAAACCAGGTGCTTAGAGAAATCAGCAAAAAACCGATGATGCTGATTGAGGGCGCAAGAGTAGTGCCGGAACGCCAGATTTGGCAGTTATTAGCACCATCTGATGGTATTCCAAGAGTACAGGTAACAATTGGTGGCAAGAGCTACTATGTTGATTATACTTCCGATAATGGAGTATCGCACAAGAGAGACCATTACAAAGATATTTCTGGAAGCGATAACGATAAATGGTCTGCATCCGAAACAGCAACGCCACTTGACGACCTTATCGAGATTAAACGTGAGTTTGCAAAGAAAACCGGATATTCCCTTGCACGTTTTAGCATGAATACAGAAACATGGGAAATGGTCCTTAAGGCGGAGGACACAAAGAAACAGGTGCTTGGAATTACTGCTTACAATGGTGGTATTCGCTTACAGCAGGGGCAGGTTACAGAATATCTTAGAGGATACGGCATCGAGATTGAAGTTTACGACAAACTTTACATCGACCCTGCAGACGGTGCTACCAAATATTTTATTCCTACAGGAGTTATTTCGGCGCAGGCATCCGGTGTGTACCTTGGAGATTATGTCTTTGGAAAGACACCGGAAGAGAGAAGCGGAAGTTTAACAGACGGAAACCTTTCTATTGTAGAAACCGGCATTTCGGTATATACATACGCAACAAATCATCCGATCAACACTCATTGCGTTGTGTCAATGATCGGATTGCCTACTTTTGAGGGCATGGACAGCGTTGTTGTCATGAAAGTTGCGTAGGAGGTGCGGTATGATTGCTGAATACACGGTAAAACGCAATGGAAGATGGTACAAAGCAGGAGATGAAATACCGGACATTGTTCTGGGAGAGAAATCTTCCGGAGGGTACACCAAGACAGAGATTAACAGAATGAGCACTGCTGATTTACAGGCACTTGCCGCTGAACATGGGATCGAGGGTGCAGAAGAAATCAGTGGAGCGGAACTGAAACGCATTTTGATCGAGCAGTTCGGATTGTAGGTGGGGAAGAATGGACGAATATACAACATTAGAGCAGGTAAAAATCAGGCTGAAACAATTTCATATTGAAACCGTTACGGATGAAGATGGTGTTACTTCTGATGTTGTTGTGTTCGACAAGAAAGAAGATAACCCTTACATCGAACAGCTTATCAAGCAGGCAAGAAATGAAGTGGTAAGCAAGCGGAATTACCCGGAAAGCTACACGGATGAAAAAATATCCGAAGACTTGAAACAGTTTGAGGATGTAATCGTCAATTTATCCGTGTACGACCATTCACAGGCAGGAGAAGCCTATATGGCAAGTTATTCAGAAAACGGCGTAAGCCGTAGCTGGAAAGACAGGGAAAGCTTGTTTGTGGGAGTATTTCCGTTTGTAAAAGCATTATAACCGTATGGGATTTCATCTGGTTAGAAGATTGTGCGTTACGTTTTGTCGATGTTGGCAAAACGTAGCAGGCGGCACACATTGAGCGGTGGTGGGCGGTGTGCCATAAAAAATGAAAGGCGGTATATGATTTGACGATTGAAATATCAACAGCAATCATTATAAGCGTGCTGTCGCTTGGTTTTTCCGTCTTTATGGGCTTGAAGAGCAACAAAAGGACAGACAACACGGATCTTGAAGAGCGCGTGCGGGAGAACACACGCATTAACATGAAGTTGGATGCCATTTCAAACAACACAACCGAGATCAAGAATGAAGTTTCGGAGATGAGAAAAGAAATAAATTCTCACGACAACAGAATTATAAAGGTTGAAGAAAGTGTGAAATCGGCGCATCACAGAATTGACGGGATAGAAACCCGTCTTAATGATGAAAAGGAGGTTTAATCATGGATATTATACAGTCTGTAATTGCAAATATGACAATTATTCTGGCAATCATTGGTGCGCTGGCATTTGTTGTGTCTGTGGTAACACAGGTAATCAAAGGTGTAGGCGTATTTTCTAAGATTCCAACGGACATTTTGGTATTTGTTCTTTCTATCGGAATCACGGTCGCTGCGTTTGTGGCATACATGCAGTACATCCAGACATCAATTTTATGGTATATGATCTTGGCAGCTATTATTGCAGGATTTATTGTTGCGTTTGTCGCAATGTATGGATGGGAAAAGCTTTCTGAGCTGTGGAAGCGGTTCGGCAAGGATGTGAAGTGAAATGCTTGAAATTAACAAGCAAAAAATGAATTATTCGCTACAGATCGGCAAGGTTCCGGTGTATGTGACGGATGAGGATGGAAACATTGAATATTCGTCATATACCGACTCTGATGGAAATGTAATTTATTACCTTGATGAGGATGGAAACAAAATACCGAAAACAACCGGAGAGTATACCACAGGTTATGAGAAGCCTGTGGTTTTTTATTCTTCAATCAGCAATAAGTTGAGTGAAGCACTTATAAAAGAGTTTGGCGTTGACAATTCAACAAACTTTGTTCAGATTGTCGAGGATAAAGGGAAACTTCCATTGAACGTCGGCTCTTTGGTATGGAAACGGTCAGATGTAAGGTACAAAGATGAAGAGAATACAATCGTTGATGAAAATTCGGCTGATTACATCGTAAAAGGTGTCGCAGACGAAGGATTGACGGTTGATTTGTTTTTATTGCAAAAAAATGTGAAGTAGGTGCTGAATGGGGAAGAAAGTAATCACAATGAGCCTGTCTGAAAAGTCTGTTCAGAACGCCATACGAGAGCTTAGAGCCTATCAAAACAGCTTGACATATAAATGTCAGCTATTGGCAGAAAAGCTCGCGGAAAAGGGCGTAGAGATTTCCAGAGTGCAAATTGCTGACCTTGACGCAATATTTACATCGGAACTGATTTCAAGTGTTCACGCGGAATATGAAGGAAGCACTAAGGGCGGCGGGATATGGGCGGTAATAGCCGGTACAGACCATGCCGCATTTGTTGAGTTTGGAACCGGAATTGTTGGACAGCAAAGCCATTATCCGGGGAAACTGCCAGAGGGTGTTTCGTGGCAGTATGCAAGTGGAAAAACTATTCATCAGATTTCAGATGGAAGATATGGATGGTTTTATCAGGACGACAATGGCGATTGGTGGTTTACAGAGGGAATGCCAAGCCGACCATTCATGTATCTGACCGCAAATGAGTTGCGGCAGATTGTTACACAGACAGCGAAGGAGGTGTTTGGATAATGAAGTACAGGAAAAAACCGGTAGAAATTGAAGCTATTCAGTGGACTGGATTAAATCTCGAAGAAATAAAAGCTTTTGTCGGTGGTTCATTAATCTATGATATTCTCGACACAGCATGGGAAGTGGGTAAAGGTAGACCTCATGTATTTATAAAGATAAAAACATTAGAGGGTGACATGACTGCATCTGAAGGAGATTATATTATCCGCGGTGTGAGTGGAGAATTATATCCATGCAAGCCGGATATTTTCAAGAAAACATATGAGGTGGTTAAATAATGGCAGGCAACCAGTGGGTATTTGACCTTGAAACAAACATTTTTTCTAATGTTGTAACGATAGCCAAACCAAAACTACAGAAGAAATACAAAAGCATGAATTTTGACACTGCATTTACAACGGTTGAAAAGAACCTTGATAAAGACCCTGTTTTCCCGACTATTTACATCCATGAGATGCCGGGGCTTGAACGAGGGGCAGATTTAGAGGGAACATCCGTAAATGCAGTGCAGGAAACAATACAGGTTGACGTTATTACAAACACAAAGCAGAGCGATGCAAAAGGGATTATGGCTATTTTAGCTGATGCCTTTAAACAGATGCGATTTCAAATCACAGCAATGCCGGAGTTTAAAAATGACAGTGAGAAAAAATTTAGAAGCGTTGCAAGGTTCCGGCGGATAATCGGAGCCAACGACAGATTGATGTAAAAGAGCCGAAAGGCTCTATTTTTTATGCACCGGGTGCAAAAAGATGCGCCCGATAACCGCATTATTTGGCGGTAGAAAGAGAGGTAAAAATGGCAGAAGCAGGATTGTCTACGTTAGGCATTACGTTTGGCTATGGAACAGAAACCACAGCCGGAACAAAGCCTACATCGTTTAAACAGCTTACAAGAATTAACGCAATCGGCGGTATCAACATTGAGCCGGAACAGATTGACGCATCTGCATTAGAAGATGCTAGTACCAGATATGTAAAGGGGCGCGCAGATACCGGTGGCTCTTTCCCTATCACGGTAAACCTTACAGATGCCACAAAGGAAGAGTGGAAAGCACTTATCACAGCGTACAAGGTGCTTGCCGGCGGGAAAAGAATGTGGTTTGAAACGATTATCCCGGGATTTACCGATGCGTTTTTTGTGGTCGCACAGCCACCGGAGCAGATACCGCAGCCGGAGATTGGTCAGAACGAACTCTTGACGGTTGAAATGAACCTTACCATTGAGGAATACAAGGGAATGGACACCGCTGTAGCTTTTACACCGGGGGAATAACACGTCAGTCGAATAGTTCGGTTGGATCGGCTGACGATAACCAGACAACCGAGCCAGAGCTTGAAGAAACAATTTAAAAGAACAGGGCGGTCTTCGGACTGCCCTTTCCCTATATGAGAGGGAGAAAGGGAAAGAAAATGACAAAATTAAAATTTGGCGAGAAAGAATTACAGATCAAGTTTGGATATGAAGCAACCGTGAAAAGCGGAATTATCAAGAAAGTAGCAAAATTAGACCAGATGGAAGATATTGAAGCGGTTGACGAAATCCTTTTATTTCTTCCAGAGTTAATCCTTGTAGGCGCGCAGAAGTTTCACAAAGAGGAACTTGGATACAATCCGGACAATGAGGGAGAAAAGGAACAGCAGCTTGGAAAAGTATATGCCATGCTGGATGATTACTTTGACGGAGAAGATGCAGATGTTCAGGTACTTTACAATGCACTTTTAGCGGAGCTGCTTGAAAACGGTTTTTTATCAAAACTGCTCAAAGCAGATCAGAAAGAAGCGGAGAAGAAAACTCCGAGGAAAAAGTAGAAGAACAGAGAGAACTTACATGGGAAACGTATTGCGCGGAAATCCGCCCATTCTGGCTTTTAGTCACTAAAGGGTATGGATTTACCGTGCATGATATAGACGCGTCCTGCCAGGCTGATTTACAGCCTTATGCGGATGCTTACAACTTAGATAAAAAGCAAAGAGACAATGAGATGTGGATGTGGTTTGGAACATATGGATTGTCTGCGGTATCGGTGGCAGTAGAACATTGCCTTGCCGGTCGGAAAGCAAAATCAAAGTATATTGAAAAACCAATCAATGAACAGCAAGGAAAATATGATTCGGAAATGACGGAAGAAGAAATTAAGAAACAGAGAGAGCTATTTGTGGCAAAGCTCAAAATTATGCAGTCAAACTATGAGTTGAGCCATCCAAAACCAGAAAAGAACTTGGAGGTATAAATATGTCAATTAGAATTGGGTCTGCAAGACATGATGAAAATGGGAAATTGACCGGTGGGAGACCGGGAGATCAGACCGGAACAGAAGTAAGTATGCAAAACTTTTATGTTCATAAAAAAGGATGGTATGTGTTAAGACCAAAAACAAAAGATATGGCGGATAAACTGGCAGAATCAATGATTACAGCGTGCAATAATGATAATATTGGCTACTGTCAGGGACACCGGCTTGGAATTGTCAAATATGGTATTAATTCAAAAGTAAAAACAGAAGCAGATTGCGGCACAACGGTACGTGCATGCATTATTCATGCAACTGGAAAAGATGTTGGAAATTTCACCACAGCAAATGAAAAATCTGTACTTCTTTCTAGTGGCATGTTTGATGACATTGGAGGTTATGCGGCAGGAATGGTTCTTTACAATGGAGATGTTCTTGTCACAAAAACAAAAGGTCATACAGCGATTGTGACAAGCGGAAACCCTAGAAAAAATGTAAAAGATCATTTAAACCCATACCCGGAACCTGCAAGGATTTTAAAGAAAAAATTCCCTTGCATGAGAGGGGATGATGTGAGATGGCTTCAGACGGAGCTTATTTATCACGGATGCCTGGATGAAAAAGATAAAAAGGGAAACAGTAATGTGGACGGTATTCTTGGAAATGATACGGCGACCGGTATTGGAACATTCCAGAAAAAAGTCGGAATTACAGTAGATAAGAAATGCGGACCGGTTACAAGAGAAAAATTAAAAGAGTAGATCAAGGACGGTAAGGTGTCACAGCCTACCGTCTTTTTATTTTGCATAGAAAGTTGGTGCATATATGGCAGACATTGATGAATTACAAATAAAAATCAAAGCTGACTCTGCAAAAGCAAGTAATTCCATAGAAAGCCTTGTAAACAGCATGAATAGGCTCCGGGAAAGCATATCGTTTGACACTGCAAAACTTTCAAATATTGCAAGCGGAATCAGAAGCATTTCCGATGCGGCTACCGGATTCAAAGGTGGTAAATCTTCGGAAATCACATCAATGGTGCGGGCACTCAATAAATTTTCTGGTGTTGATGCAAATTCTATCCACGGAATATCTTCTGCTGTGAGAGATCTTGCATCTGGAATAGCAAGTGTTAAAGCTGTTGATACAAGCGGACTCACAAGCATGGTGTCGGCACTGTCAAAAATTGGTGGCAAGGCATCTACACAGGCGACAAAGAATCTGCCGGCTTTATCTGCGCAGTTACAAAACTTTGTACGCCAGATGAACAAGATAGGTGCATTGAATTTTGATATGACCAATATGAGCAACCTTGTAACAGCCATATCAAGGCTTGGAAGCGTTGCAAGCGGACGTGCAGTAACAAATATACCTTTGCTTGCTGACAACCTTAAATATCTGTTTGAGACACTCTCAAAAGCACCAAATGTAAGCGCAAATATTTTACAAATGACACAGGCACTTGGAAATCTTTCAAACAGATCTGGCGGTGCGATTACTGGATTAAATAACAGCATCAGTAATCTTTCCGGTTCTTTCCTTGGATTTAAGACATCCACAGGAAAAGCATTGATCGGACTCAAGTCATTCACAAGACAGATTTTGTCCTCTATGGGGATTTATCTTGGTCTGTACGGAGCGATAAGAGGAATAAAAAATGCAATCGACATATCATCCGCATTAACAGAGGTTCAGAACGTTGTTGATGTTACTTTTGGTGACATGTCAAAAAAAGTCAATGACTTTGCACAGGACTCTATACGTCAGTTCGGTATGTCAGAACTGACATTGAAACAGACGGCAAGCCGATTCCAAGCAATGGGAACAGCCATGGGAATTGACAGTAGTTTGATAAAGAAAGCTAATGAGTTTTTGAATAAGCAGACAGATGGCTATATTGGTTTGTCTGATTCCATGGCTGATGTGTCTTTGAATTTAACAAAATTAACTGCTGATATGGCATCTCTGTATAACATAGATCAGGATGTTGTGTCGCAGGATTTAGCTGCAATATTTACCGGACAGACACGTCCATTAAGAGATTACGGTCTTGATCTTACACAGGCAACCCTTAAAGAGTGGGCGATGAAACAGGGATTAGATTCTGATATTGCGTCTATGTCACAGGCTGAAAAGACAATGCTCCGGTATCAGTATGTGCTTGCCAATACGCAGACAGCGCAGGGAGACTTTGCACGTACGGCTGATTCGTGGGCGAACCAGATAAGAATTTTAAAACAGTCGTTTGAACAGCTTGGCAGTGTTATTGGTGGAGCATTAATCAATGCTTTTAAACCATTCGTAAAAGCACTCAATTCCGTTTTACTGGTTGTTATCAGCTTTGTTACAAAGGTTACAAACGCTTTAGGCGCAATCTTCGGATGGAAATATGAGGATTCCGGCGCAGGTCTTGCAGATAGTTTTTCAGATGCGGCAGAGAGCGCAGGCGATGTTGCTGACAATACCGGACAGGCGGCAAAGAACATCGACAAGATGAATAAGGGCGTCCGTCAGTTTGATGAATTGAAACTGATTACCACAAATGATGGTTCGGGCAAAAAAGGTTCGGGCGGTTCCGGCGGCGGTGGCGCATCAGGCGGTGCCAGTGGCGGTAAACTCGTCAAGACTGATACCATTTTCAAGAATTACGAAAGTGATATTAAAAATCTGAAACAACTTGGAAAATACATCAGTGATGCCTTATCAAAAGCTATGGAGTCTATCAACTGGGATAAGATTTATTCCAAGGCAAGAAACTTCGGTAAAGGTTTAGCAGACTTTCTTAATGGCCTTATTAATCCGAGACTGTTCGGGAATGTCGGTAAGACGATTGCAGGGGCACTGAACACGGCAATTTATGCCACACTTTCCTTTGGTCAGACATTTGACTGGTCAAACTTTGGAAAATCACTGGCAGAGGGAATAAATAAATTCTTCAAAACATTTGATTTTAAAGCACTTGCAGAAGATATAAATACTTGGGTACAGGGAGTTTACAAGACAATTAAGACCATGATAGAAAATATCAAGTGGTCTGATGTTTGGAAAGGCGTAAAAGATTTTCTTTCAAACATTGATATTGAGACAGTTGAAATTCTTCTTGGAGCATTTGCTCTGAAACTTGCAGGCAAACTGTTAACAGGGAAACTTCTCAAGGAGACTATTGGAAAATTAATAGGAGCGAAATTCACAGCCGCTTTTGGTTCAACGGCGGTAAAATCATTGCTCTCTTATGCAATTCCTATTTCACTTGCTGTAGTAGTGGCAACGTTATCTTTTACGGTTGGAAAAGATAGCATAAAAAAAGATGCTAATAATTTAGAAAAAGCGTATGAAAAAGGCGGTTTTCTGCAATATCTTCAGGAAAGTTTTAAACAACTTCTTAATCCGTTTGAATGGATTAATGCATATGGCGGTGGAGTTTTGAGCCATGATACTGTGATGGACAAATTAGGCATTGGAAATGGAATGAATGTTGATGAATTTGTCAAAAATCTGCCTAAAAAGGAAGATTACAAATCATTAGATGATTTCCAAAAAGCATTAAATGAGTTCAATGATAATATGCCTAATAAATTAAATGTACCTGACAGCTTTGATCTAAAGGCGTGGATAGATGAATGGAAGAATATAAACGGATTAGATGATGTAGATTTACGAGCAGATGTCGTCCTTCCAAATTTACAGGAGAAGATTTCCGAGTTCAAAGACAATGTCAAAGAATGGTGGGGATTGAATGTAGAACTACCCGTTCGCAATAAATTAACAACAACTTTAGAGGATGTTTCTTCATGGTGGGAAGATGTAAAAGAATATTGGGGAGAAAAAAAGCTTTCAATACAGACAGAAATAGGAGAAATAAAAGGTAAAATAGAAGAAAAGTGGAATGAAGCTTTAACTTACATTCAGGAGAACATTTTCCCGTGGTTCACAAAGAAAAAGTGGATGGAAGTAGGGAATGGAATAAAAGAGGGATTGTCTGCTAAATGGGATGAGTTTTCCGATTGGTGGCAGAATACCGGAATATATAATTGGTGGGAAAATCATGTGAAGCCATGGTTTACAAAAAAAAGATGGGATGAGCAGGGAGACGGAATGAAAAAAGGTCTTTCTGAAAAATGGGGCGAATTTAGTAACTGGTGGAGTACATCTGGAATTGGTTCTTGGTGGACAAATCATGTAGAACCGTATTTTACAAAAGATAATTGGACATTCAGTGGCATTTCTGACGGATTGAAGCAGGCATTTGATAATGCTGTTGCAGGAATTAAGCAGGTATGGAATAATTTTGCAACGTGGCTTAATTCAAAACTGTCTTTTTCATGGGATTCTGTAAATATTGGTGGAAAAGAAATAATTCAAGCTGGCAATATTAACCTTGGAAAAATCCCAACGTTCGCCGCAGGAGGTTTTCCAAAACAGTACAGCATGTTTATGGCAGGAGAAAACGGCGTACCGGAAATCCTTGGAACAGTTGGAGGAAAGACAGCAGTTGCTGGGGGGCAGGAGATCACAGGTATTCGTGATGCTGTATACAGTACGTCACAGCAGGAAATTGCGTTACTTAAACAGCAAAATCAGTTATTGCAAGGAATCCTCGAAAAAGAATTTGGTGTGACACAAGACCAGATAGGAAGAAGTGCTAGAAAATACGCAAGAGAATATTTTAATAGAACGGGCAGAGAAGCATATAGTTTCTAGTGACAAATACCGCCGCTTGTGGTAGAATCATTTTATTACAAGTGGCGGGAGGGTAACACATGGCGTTGATTAAATGTCCTGAATGTGGAAAAGAAATTTCAGACAAAGCAGAAATGTGTATCAATTGCGGATTTCCGTTGAAACAACACGAAAACAATGAAATGTCTGCGGGGAAAAGTGAATTTTATAAATCATACGAACAAGAAAACGAAAATGATAGAGGGTGGGAACGCCCAAAAGAGCCAGAGATTACAGGTGTTGGAAAATTATTCTTAAGAAATTCTGTTGAAAGATCTCAAAACACGGGATTTAATGGTATATATAAATATACTTTATTCGGAGAAAAAAAAGAGGTTTACTGTCCAAGATGTGGGAGCGAAAATTGTTCTCATTATACGGAGCAGAAATTTGTACCAGGCAAAACAAAGACAAGATACACTGCAAATCTAAATCCATTTAAACCGTTTACTTTAGTAAATAAAAAGGAAAAGATTTTGAGAAAAGATCAAACATATGAAATAAATAAAATTATATGTAATGATTGTGGCTACACTTTCATATAAATTTGGATTTAATATGTGGAGAATTACGATGGAGAATAGGGAGTCTGAATCAGAACTAAATGAGTGCAAAAAGAAGTTGAATAAAGCACATCAAACGATAGAAGAATTGAAAATTAAGATGACGCAAGATAAAAAGAATTACAAATGGGAAATAAGAGAGTTAAATAAAGAAAAAGATGCATTAAAGGCGCACAATACTGATCTTTTTAATCGGGAGTCAAACGCGCTTATTCGTGCGGACGATTTGGAAAAAGAGAATATTGCATTGAAAAAAGAGAAAAAGAAATTGGAAATAAAAATAGAAAAACTGGAAAAAGAGAACGAAAACTTATTGAAGAAAAAGGATGAATGTACTAGGGATGCAGATTGGGAAAGGCTGGGGAAAGCGGGTATATAATAGGGAGCGCAGAGATGCGCTTCTTTTCATTTTTAAATTCAATAGGAGGTATATATGGAAAAACAGGAAATCAAGATTACATATGGGAACACGGAAGTAACTCACACGTCGGAGAAAATTTTGATTAAAGCGCCCAATATTGAAGTAATCACAAAATAGATAAAGAAAGAAAAGCAGCATCTATCAAATTGGTGGTAGGTACTATTTTTATACCTATTTTCAGGAGAATAGCCATGAAAAAATATAAACCAATAGACTGGAGCAAGTGCCCGGAAAGTCGCACACCAATAGGAAATCCGAATAATTGCGTTGTTGCGGATATTCTGCCGGACGGAAAAACGGAAATCTTATTTTTAAGCGACAATAACGGCATCCATATCAATAGATTCAGAAACGAAAAGTAAGCGGAGGTGATCGTATGGCATACAGCGGATGGCTTTTAAAGATTGGAAATTACATAGTGCCAATGTCTTTTATGAAAGCGGAATCATATAGTCCATATGTCAATATGCAGGATTTAGATGATTATACGGATGCCAATGGTTATCTGCATAGAAATGCCGTGGAGTTAAAGGCGTTAAAGGTCGAATTTGAGACCCCGGCTATGCTGACAAATAAGACTTTCAATGAGGTTTTAAATAATATCAGAAGCCAGTTCACAAATGCGACAGGGAGAGCCTGCTATATCACAGCGTATATCCCGGAATATGACGATTATGTGACGCAGTACGGCTATATGGCAGATTTTCAGCCTACGATATACGGAACATATGATGGAATAATTCGTTACAATTCAGTTCGGCTTGCTTTCATAGGGGGTGTGTACGGTGGTTAATTATAAATATGGCGACTTGTTCAAAAAAGATACGGTCGATAAGCAGTTATCCATCGTATCTGATGACGGAAAAGTCAATATCACAAATACAGAGCTACACCAAGAAAAATTCGAATTGACCGAAAGTTTGTGTTCAGAACAGGAATTGACGTTTGGTTCGTGTGAAGCCGCCATGATTAAATTCACGGTGTCAAATACATTTTTGCCAATGAAGGGCAGATGGATGACAGTAAGGATGTCTCTTGGTGGACATGCAGATATCCCGTTCCAGTTCGGACGATATAAGGTTGATTCTGATACGCCTACGGCAGACAGGACGTGCCGTGATGTTGTCGCATATGATGCTCTTTATGACATTTTAAATGCAGATGTGGCAGCATGGTATAACACTGTCTTTCCATCCCATAAAGAGCAGCAGAAAGATAAAGATGGAAAAACTAGGACTGTTACAGTTTATGATCCGGTCACAATGAAGCAATTCCGGGACAGTTTTTTTAAGCACTTCGGGATTGAGCAGGCTGACATTATACTGGTTAATGACGGCATGTCTATTGAAAAAACAGTTGCAGTCACGGCATCCAGCGAGACAAGTTCTGATACAGAGGAATCGAGCACCATAGGCGAATCTATGAGCGGCAAGGAAGTGTTGTCCTGTATTTGTGAGATCAATGGCTGTATGGGGCACATGGGGCGTGATGGAAAGTTTCATTATATATACCTGGAGCAGAATATACAGGGACTTTATCCGAGAAACGATCTTTATCCGGCAGATGATTTATTTCCAAGAGATCCGAAAAGCAACCGGATTGGAAAAGATTTATATATAACGGCTGAGTATGAAGATTTTCTTGTTAAAACGATCAATAAGCTGCAGATCCGGGAGCAGAAGAATGATATCGGCGTGATCGTGGGCACTGGAGACAATGCTTATGTGATCGAGGATAATTTTCTTGTCTATGGAAAAGGCACAAAAGAACTGAAGGGCATTGCAAAAAATGTTCTTTCCAAGATTAGAGGTATTGTTTACCGCCCGTTTGCGGCAGACTGCAAAGGAAACCCGTGTCTTGAGGTTGGGGATGCGGTGCGGTTGCCGACCAGATATGAACTGATCGAGTCCTATATTTTGAAAAGAACTTTGAAAGGCATACAGGCCTTGCGTGATGATCTGGAAGCGGACGGGGAAGAGTACCGGACAAACGGGGCGAACGGAATACAGAAAAGTATTTTAAAGCTCAAAGGCAAGAGCAATGTGTTGGAGCGAACCATTGAAAAGACACAGAGCACGATAACTGATGTTGAGAAGGGATTGCAGTCACAGATCACGCAGACCGCAACCGAAATTCGCACAGAAGTTAAAAATACAACGGATGGTTTATCATCGAGAATCACGCAAAATGCGAGCAGTATTACAGCAGAAGTTAAAAGGGCACAGGGACAGGAAGTTGAACTTGCAGCAGCTATTAAAATTAATGAGGACAAGATTACAGCGGAAGTTACGAGAGCAAGCGAAGCAGAGGGCGATTTGTCCGGAAATATAGAGGTGACCGCAACTAAGATACGGTCAGAAGTCAGTGCTTCTTTAACAGTATGGGATACCGAAGATTATGACGTTACACATTGTGGTTTCGGGAATCCACAAAATACATACCCTGCATCTTCGTATTATTCTGGACACAGTTTTTTGGATCAGAAGACTGGAAAGTTTTATGGTTGCGAACCAGATGGTGGAATAAGCAGTGGAAAATACAAATGGACTCTGATAAAGAAATTTAAGCAGCTTTCATCGAGTGCGTCCAGTACGATTACGCAGTCATCAAAGCAGATCAGCTTGAAAGTATCAAAAGACAGCGTCATTTCAGAAATCAACCAGTCAGCCGAGGGTATCAAAATTAAAGCAAAACTGCTTGAATTAAAAGGTTCTATGGAAATGACCGGGGGATATATGCATATTCAAGCGGAAGAGTCTGTAGAAAACCTTATTGAATTTAAACGCAGTGGAACACTTGTACAGATGGGAACGGATGGATTTCGAACAGTGGAAGGGACGCTTGAAAGTCCTGTTCATAAATGTACGGTTCAATATAATCAGGTTTCATTGCATAAAGGCGCAAACGATAATGACCACATGATGATCCATTTAGACGGAGATACCGGAGTAGGTGGATTCAGAGGTGGAGTAATTAATGGATCTGACAAAAGAATAAAAAACACAATTTTAGATTTAAGCAAAAAGCAATCATCTGAGTTTATTTATTCTTTAAGAGCAAAATCGTATCGTTATAATTTCGAAAAAGATGGGTTCCATCATGGATTTATTGCACAGGATGTTTTGAAAAAAGCGGAAAAAGGGTGGAATATTTGTCCAAAAACGTTTTCAGACAGCAATGGGAAAAAGTATTACGGACTGAAATATACGGAACTTATTGCAGATCTGGTAGCCACAGTGCAGTTACAGCATGAAGAGATAGAAAATCTGAAAGAAAAGGTGGAAAGTTTATGATTAACGCAGAAATCCGAGAGTTTGAGAATGACATTATTAATTATGTAAATGCCTGTGAAAGTATTCCGGTTGAGGTTAAATATCTGGTGTTTAAAGATATTTTGCATCAGATCGAATCAGAAGCAAATAGAAATGTGATTGCCGAACGGGAACAGATGGAGAAAGACATGGAAAAGGAGGGCAAGGAACATGAATAAAGCACACGTACCTATCAACTGGGAGAATTACCCAAGCGATGAGACTCCGTTGAACGAACGAAACCTCAACAAAATGGATAGTGCTATCGGCATTATTGACGACAATGTAGTTACCCTGGATGCGACAAAAGCAACCAAGACAGAGGTAGCAACTCTTGTTGCAGACGTGACCTTTGAGGAATCGACCGGAATCATTACGATCACAAAAAAGAACGGTTCTAAGATTACGATTGATACACAGATGGAGAAAATCGCAATCAACTTCGATTATAACCCGACTACACAGCAGATTATCCTGACTCTGATTGATGGCACGAAACAGTACATAGACCTGTCGGCACTGATTACACAGTATGAGTTCCTTGATTCTGATACGGTAGCTTTTTATATTGATAAGGATGGAAAAGTGTCTGCCATCGTCAAAGAGGGTAGCATCGAGGAAAAACACTTGGAGCCAAACTATCTTGCGAAAATCAAAGTGGAAGTGGCAAAGGCAGAGTCAAGCCAGCAGGCAGCGGCAAAGTCCGAAGCCAACGCCAAAGCAAGTGAGAATGCTGCAAAAGCCAGTGAAACAGCGGCAAAAACATCCGAAACCAATGCCAAAGCGTCAGAGACAGCGGCAGCGAAGTCAGCTACGGCGGCAGAGGCATCCGAAAGCAACGCAAAAGTCAGTGAGACATCCGCCAGTGAATCATCCGCCACAGCCACGGAGAAAGCATCATCCGCCAGTCAGTCAGCTGATACAGCAGCCGAAAAAGCAGATATTGCAACTCAAAAGGCTGCGGAGATCATCGGTAAGGCGGAATCTGCAGAAGAAAGTGCAACCAAGGCACAGAGTTATGCTGTTGGTGGTACAGGAAGCAGAGAGGGCGAGGATTCTGACAATGCCAAGTATTACTATCAGCAGGCAAAAGATGTATCAGAAGGACTTAAAGGTGGATTGCAGCCACACGGAACAGTTGCATTTGCAGATCTTCCGGCACTTGCGGATGTTAGCACAGGGTGGATGTTCAATATTTCAGACGAATTTACAACCACGGATGATTTTAAAGAGGGAGCCGGGAATGTAATTCCGGCAGGTGCCAATATTTATAAAACATCAGATGAAAAGTGGGACGTGCTTGCCGGAACTCCAGTTACCGGAATCAAAGGTGTAAATGAAGATTCTTTCCGCAGGGGCAATGTAGAACTCACAGCAGAAAACGTCGGTGCAGTGGCAACTGGTGGAGATACAGCAGAGAATACAGCAACTTTTACGAGTAGTGATGTGGCAGACGGATCATCGTCAGCATGGACGAATGTATCGAAATTATCAAGTGGCGAAAAACACTCTTCAATTTTTGCAAAGGTGTCACAGATGTTCAAGAATGTGCGGTATCTCTATAAAATGCTTGGAACGACAGACATTTCTAAGATTGGGAATGGTACTTGTACCGGGGCGATATCATCGTTAAACAGCGGTTTAGCAAATAAGTATTTTATTAAAATAATGAAAAGCGACTGGTCTGGAATTATGGGTTCGCTTATGCCAATGTTTAATATTAATAATGATAATATGATAGATCTCATTGCACACAACGAGCAGAATGATACTTATCCTGGCGTACGAGTTGCCCGTGCTAGTGCAGATTATGATGGTAATAACATTCCAGACACATATTTAAAAAAGTCAGATGCCAAAAATAATGTATCTGTCTTATCCAATACTGCAACAAATTATAATGACCAGACTCCTGTCGTGCAGTATTTCACTGTCCCGGATGATGGGTATTATCTTATTACAGGTCTTGTCACTTTCAGTTCAAACGCAAATGGGTTTCGTGAAGTTTTTATAACAAATACAACATCTAACTATGTCATGGGACGAGTCAGAGTTCCTGCGGTATCCGGCGGTGCAGTAACTTTACAGGTAACGAGTGGTGGCACTTTCGGACCGGGACAGACTGGTACACTCAGTACTTATCAGAACTCAGGTTCAAATCTTAATGTGCAGGAATGGTTAAGTATGGTAAAGATCGCGCCTAAACTGTAAAATTTAAGGATTTTTAACTTCTGTTTTACGAATAAAGCGGACAACTTGGCACAAAAGAAAACTTGTGCAGAAATATAATAAAATCAAGAGCCTAAGAGCCGATTACATGACCATGTGTTGTGTAGCCGGCTCTTTTGCATAAAGCCTGCGGGCAGAAAGGAAAATTATGCACTTAAAATTCATCACAGATAACTGGCAGATGCATAATTTTCAACCAGTAATTAATTTTTTAACAAAATTTAAACTAATCAATCGACATTCTGCGACAATAAGAAATTTACCTGTCGAAACTTGCGACCGAAAGAAATTGAATGTTTGCGGGAAAATTTGTAAAATAAAATTGTCCGATAAGGGCACTTCAAGTTCTGGCTGAGGGGCGGGATAAGGCGTTTTCTTGTCCCTCAACTACAAACGAGTTTGTAATTTGTAGCAATTTGTCAAATGGGGTTGACGATATCGAACATAAGTTCTATAATTTGTGTATCGCTATCGGAAGTGCGGAATGATTGGAGGAGAATAAGATGGGGGAAAATGAGGTTGAGAATGAAAACGTAAACGAATTTTACAAGGAAAAAATTTATGAATTGGTCGCTCATTGCGATAATGAGAGGTGGCTTAGAGCTATCTTAACGTTTATAAAAGAACTATTAAAGTAAAAGAAAGCCAAGGGTTTGCGCATTGCCCTTGGCTTTTCTTTACTTCTGACTTGTGATTGAATCAATGAATTTTTCCAATGCATTCCATCCGGTATCATCCATTTTCGATAACGCCACGATCAAACGTTTTTTAAAATCTGAATCTTCACATTTAAGTACGTCTGCGAGCATCTTTGAAATCTGCTCGTCTTTGGTTTCTGGGATAAACATTTCGCCGTTTCCAGTTCGTAACCAATCTTCATTGACATTTTCATTTCGTAACATGATTATATGTTGTTCTGTTACGTTTCTGCGTCCTGATTCAATATCAGAGACACCAGACTTGGTTATTCCGAGAATCTTTCCAAATTCTTCTTGGCTTTTTCCCATAGCCTTGCGAAGTTCTTTCATTCGCTCATTCATAATCTCACCTCTCTTTCTACATAGAACTATAACATACGCAAACAGAATTGTAAATAGAAAAAGTTCGCAAACGAAACAAAAACATGTTGACATAGTTCTGAAAGCGTGATATATTATACGCATACCGAACAAAAACAACATTAAAAGTTCGGCAGAAAGGAGTGATACGGTGAGCGAACAGGAAAAGAAAGTTGTTGAAAAACTCAAAGAAGCCATTCCGAAAATGAACGACTTTCAGAAAGGCTACGTTCTTGGCATGGTTGAGGGTTCAGCAAGCGTTTCAAAAAATCAGCCAGTAGAAGAGACTGGGAACTCAAAAACAGAAGAATAGAAAACAAGATATTGATAGTTGGATTTTTTATTGCAAAAAATCCGGAAAGGAGACAAATGAACGAATTAGTACATATTGGAACAAAAGAATTGCCGGTCATTGAGTGGAAAGGACAAAGAGTTATCACTACCGCACAGTTGGCTGATGTGTACGAAACAGAAACAGATAACGTAAAAAAGAACTTTCAGAGCAACAAAACACATTTTAAAGAGGGAGAACATTTCTTCTTATTAAAAGGAGCAGATCTTAAGGAGTTTAAGAACAGGGTAACTGATTTTCCCCTTGTTGGGAAAAACGCGAATCAGCTTTATCTTTGGACACGTCGAGGTGCAAGCCGTCATTGCAAAATGCTTGGGACTGATAAGGCATGGGAACAGTTTGATGCACTGGAAGAAAATTATTATAACCAGACGCAAACAGTTATTCCAACCGGCGAAGAACTTATGGCACTTGCAGTTATTGAAGCGCACAAGATGCTTGAGCAGAAAGACAAGCAGATACAGGAACTTGAAACCGAAGTTGTTGAAATGAATAACATCATTTTAGAAATGCAACCAAAAGTCAACTACGTGGATTTGATTTTGAACAGTAAATCAACAGTACTGGTAACACAGATCGCACAGGATTATGGAATATCTGCTAAAGCGTTTAATAAGATGCTGAAAGAGTTAGGAGTTCAGCGCAAAGTAGGAAAACAGTGGATTTTATACAGGCAATATCAAGGGCTTGGATATGTTCACAGTAAGACTATTGATATTACAAGGTCGAATGGGCGGTCTGATGTGGTTATGCAGACGGAATGGACGCAAAAAGGAAGATTGTTCCTGTATGAAAAGCTTAAGAAGAACGGGGTTTTACCGTTAATTGAGAGAAAGGATGATGAAGATGCTTAATTTTTACGTCATGGACGGCAAAAAGCTGATCGACTTTAAACCTAAGTGGATTAATTATGTGCGAGCATTAGACAGAAGATGCAAAATGGCAGGCTTTTGGGGAAACATGACAATACAGGAAGCAAAAAGCGCTTATCCAGATGAACTTAAAAAGGATCTGTATTTAATGATAAAGCTAAAAGGAATGTCTGGCTGTAAGTTATTAAAATGCAGCGAACCGGACTTTGTAAAAAACGAGTTCCAACTTATTGAAATGATATGCGATATGGTAGGAGCTTTCACACCAAGAGAATTTATGAATATGTTTCCTATCGAAAAGACATTCGATGGAGAAAGATACCAGTGGAAAGATTACTTCTATACAATGAATTACATTGAGAGATTCGGTATGGACAAACTGATAGGAGATAAAGCGTCGGAATTTCTTATGGAATATCAGAACTGGGATATTGCACATTTTATGGTTTATTGGATGGAAGTTGTAAGTCAGATGAATATTTTACAAGGTGGCAAAGATATCTTGCTTGAGTTCATGGAAGAACAGGGAGTAAAGCCATATACAATGCATTCTGACGGCAAATACATGATCGACGATGAAACAGGAGAAAAGTTCGAAATTAAAAGTCCTAAGAATCGGATGAAAAAACTTTTTTCTGTTACATGAGGAAATGCCTATGAAAAAGTTAGCAAAGATAATTGAAATGATCGGCACCGTTGTTTTTCTGTTTTGCATCTGCATTGATGCAACGGAGTATCCGGTCACTGCTATACCTGTATTGATTGGATTACTTCTTATTTATATAGGAACAAAAATAGATGGGGAGTGGCAGGAGTATACAGAAGAGATTGTAGATTACGATTACAGAAGTGAGTCTGATGACGATGACGGTATTACCTATATCACATTTGACACTGATTACAGCAAAGAAAAGGAATCATCCGAACCGACCAAAGCTGAATGATTCCAGTTCAAGCAATAGCATAAGCTATTTGCGCCTATTTTAGCACAAGAAAAGGAGAAATTCAAATATGAGAGCAGAAAACAATAAAGTGGAACTTACAGGAACGATTATCACAGAGCCGGAATTTAACCATGAGGTGTTTGGAGAGGGATTTTATAATATGCACCTCAAAGTGGATAGATTAAGTGGGACGGCTGATATTATCCCATTAATTATTTCAGAGAGATTAATCAATCTGAATGATAAATACACGGGCACTGCCGTTAATGTTTCCGGTGTGTATAGTTCTTATAACAAACATGAGGAAAAGAGAAATCGTCTGTTATTATATGTATTCGTCTGTGAAATTGAAAAAGCGAATCCGGGAGAGCATACAGATTTGAACAAAATCCAGCTTGACGGATATGTATGCAAAGAACCGATTTACAGGAAAACTCCGCTTGGAAGAGAAATTGCAGATTTATTAATCGCAGTCAATCGTTCCTACGGAAAATCAGATTATATCCCATGTGTTGTTTGGGGTAGAAATGCAAGATTTGTTGGTCAGTTGGAAGTAGGAACTCATATTGAGATCAATGGACGCATTCAGAGCCGCGGATATATTAAGAAATATGAAGATGGAACAGAAGAACAGAGAACAGCATACGAGGTGTCTGTAAGCAAAATCAATGTATTAGAGGAGGAAAATTAAGATGGCAGAAAATACCGTTACAATTTCCGTTGAAGAATATGCAGATCTGGTTGCATGCAGGACGAAAGTTCATACAGCATGTGCCATTATTGCAAATGAGCACCAAAGAGACATTGAGCTGATGGGGAAAAAGGGAACAACTATTAATTCAAAAATTATAGAGTCAGCTCTTGGATATATTGACGATGAAGCATGCTTTGAAGAGGCACTTAAAAAATATAAAGAGTGGAAGGAGAAGGAAAATGAAACTGAAAATTAGATCATTACATATGGAGAATTTCAAGGGAATTAAGAGCCTTGATGTGAATTTCTCTAATAAGACAAGTATTAAAGGACAGAACGCCGCAGGAAAGACAACAATCTTCGATGCGTTTACATGGCTGCTTTTCAATAAAAACAGTGCCGGAGAGGAAAAGTTTAATGTTCGACCATTAGATAAGGACGGAAACCGCATTGATAATGTAGAAATTAAGGTTGTGGGAGTTATTGACGTTGATGGGAAAGAAGTGGAACTTTCAAAGGTTCAGAAGCAGAATTGGGTTAAGAAGCGTGGAACCGACACCGTTACTTTGCAAGGCAATGTCAATTCATTTGAGATTGACGGATATCCGAAGAGTGAAGCTGATTTCAAAGCCTATGTTTCAAATCTGGCACAGAGCGAGGATATGTTTAAGATGCTGACCAATCCGCAGTATTTTTCTTCTCTGAAATGGAAAGATCAGCGCGATATTCTGATGCGCCTTGCAACGGATGTATCGGATGTTGAACTGGCGCAGACAGATGCTAAGTATGCTCCATTACTCGGCGAGTTGGAGAAAGCACCGTCCACAGATGATATCCGTGCTAAGTTTTCCAAAGCGTTATCCGGGTGGAAGAAGAAACAGGCTGAAATTCCGGTGCGTATTGATGAAGCAGAAAAATCCAAGATTGATGTGGATGTGGCAGAACAGGAGCTTGCAAAGGTGGATCTGGTAAGAAGAATCGCTGAATGTGGCAAGAAAATGGAGAATGCCGGTAGCGCGTTGGGCGATTTAAGAAGTAAGGAAATGCAGTTGCAATTTGATATGTCCGGCATTATGCAGGTCATGAATGACGAACTTTCCGCAAAACGTAGAGGTCTTGACAGTGCCAAGGATGATGCAACACGAGAGTTCAATGACTTACATAATCAGATTCAGTCTGCGGAAAATCAGATCAAGGCAAATGAGAAGACAATTTCCGATACAGATGCAGAGCGGAAAAATCTTGGTGTTGAATACAATGCAGAATTTTCCAAGGCATTTGATGAAATGCCATATCTCTTTGACGAATCCAAGTGGAAATTTGATGAATCTACAACGGTTTGTTCCTTATGTGGTCAGAAGTTGCCGCAGGATAAGATTGAGTCTCTTAAGGCTGATTTTGAGCAGAAAAATGCAGATGCCAAGGCACGTGCCACCAAGCAGTTAGAGGATGCACGCAAAGCATTTGATGATGCAAAGGGCGCAAAACTTAAAGGTCTGATTGACAAGGGCAACGCTTGCAAGGATGATATTGAGCGATTGACAAAGGAAAACGCCAAGTTGCAGGAAGACATTGTGGCACTCAAAGAGCAGGAATCCAAGGCACTTGCAAAGCAGAATGATTATGCAAAGCAGTTATCCGAGATCCCGGCAGAAGCTGATTATTCGCAGAATGAAGAGTATGTGAAGCTGAAAACAGAGCATGACAAGATTCTTGCTGATATTGCAAAGGTTGAATCCGAGGGCGCAGACAAGGTTGTTACTGATTTAAAAGCCGAGAAAGCCGATCTGCAGGCGCAGCTTGATGAAGTGAACAAGGTTATTGCGCAGGCGGCTAACAATGTGGCGATTGATGATCGTATCGAAACGCTTCGTGACGAGCAGAAAGAAATCGGGCAGAAAGTTGCCGACCAGGAACAGATGCTTTACCTCTTAGAAGAGTTCATTCGTTTCAAACTGGATAAGGTTTCAGAATCTATCAACAGCCATTTTAAGACAGTTAATTTCAAACTCTTCGAAACGCAATTAAATGGCGGTATGAAAGATTGCTGCGAGTGTACCGTGGGTGGTGTCCCATATTCATCTTTGAACAGCGGACATAAAATTGTAGCTGGGCTTGACATTATTCGGTCTCTTAGCGAGTTATACGGCGTGAGTGCCCCAATTTTTGTTGATAATGCGGAGAGTTTGACTAGCGAGCAAACAATGAGATCGCAGTTAATATTGCTTATAGCAAAAAAACCGCAATATATGGATGAACACGGCGAGGTACATGATATTGATGATAATTATGATCCAACGATACACAAACTTGTATATGATGGTTCGTTGAAGGTGGAGGGAGTTTAGATGGGAGAGAGTATTAAAACATACAAAGGATTTAACAAAAATATGACTTGTCGTGGCTTTCAGTACGAAGAAGGAAAAGAGTATGAGGAAGAAATCGTAGAAGTTTGCGATCATGGATTTCACGCTTGCGAGTATCCGCTTGATTGCTTGAATTATTATTATCCAAATGAAAGCGTATACCACGAGGTAGAGCAGAGCGGAGAAATCCAGAAACATAATGATGATACTAAGGTAGCATCTACAAAAATTAAGATCGGAGCAGAAATTAGCATTGCGGGTCTTGTTAAAGCTGCAATCGAATATACAGTAAAACGTGTAAAAAAGGACGCTGAAAGCGATGAAAAGCATGGAGCATCCTCGGCAACCGGAGACTATGGAGCATCCTCGGCAACCGGAGACTATGGAGCATCCTCGGCAACCAGAGACTATGGAGCATCCTCGGCAACCGGAGACTATGGAGCATCCTCGGCAACCGGAGACTATGGAGCATCCTCGGCAACCGGATACTGTGGAGCATCCTCGGCAACCGGAGACTATGGAGCATCCTCGGCAACCTGCACCTATGGAGCATCCTCGGCAACCGGAGACTATGGAGCATCCTCGGCAACCGGAGACTATGGAGCATCCTCGGCAACCG